CAAAAAATAATTGACTTATCAAAAAATCAAGGAGGTAATAATGTATTTGAAAAGTATATGAATTATTTGTTTTCTAGATTTAGAATTATATCTGCAAGAGACACAAGAACAGCTATTAATAACCTTATCGAAAATGGATTTGGAGATGAGAGAGGTGCGCAAGAAAGAATTATAGTAGGTAATGCACTTAGGAATGTAGTATATACTGCATTAGCTGGAGTAATACCATTAAAGTTTGCGTCTTTATTAATTGGTGGAGATGATGATGAAGAAAAGATAAAAGACAATCTTGATGATATGAGTTCAGATCCTGACTTTATGAAAGGAATAGTTGAAATTTACAATAAATATGAAGAACAAGCTAAGAAATTAGAAGATTCAGATGAGTATATGCAGAAGGTTCTTGAAATGTATAGAGACAGGAGAAGTGAATTAATGAATTTATTAAAAGATGATAGATTCAGAGAGGCTGTAGAGGCTAGATATAGATTCTTTGCTAGAGAACATTTTAATAAAATAATAAACGGACATTCCGCCAATGTTGATGCTATGAAGAAACTTGATGGAAATATGTCGTATATAAATAATGTAATTAAAATGATTGATGATAAAGATGAACCTGTTAATTACACTAAGTACGTAGATTTATTAAGTTATATTAATTCTGAGTATGGTTATACAAGATATAATGCAGAAGAAAGAAAAGATATATTAGACAAAGCTATTTCAAGAATGGAAGAAGATGGATTCTATACTTTTAAAGAAAGAAATGGTGGTTTAAATAAAAAAGGAGAGTATGATATAACTACTAGTGAAGGTAAATTTAAAGTAGCTAATTTATTTCAAACAATAGATATGTTGAAAAATCATAGGTATAACTCAATAGAAGGTAGAGCATTAAGAGGTGCGTTAGAATTTGGTATTAACACAGCTGCTGGCTCAAGAGGTAATATAAAGGTAAGAGCTATATCAACACTTGTAGAGGTATTAAATAAATACCAAAGAGAAGAAAGATATGGTTTTTATGATTCAAGTAAAGACAGAATAACAAATGGATTTGGAAGAACAATGCTAAATGGAGAAACAGCATTTAATGGAAAATTCAAAGTTGAAGAAGATGATATTACAGGTAAGAGTCTAGGATTGTCGAAAGAAATAGGTGATGTAATTAATATGACAGTACCAGAGCTTGCTATGATTTCAAAGATGACATCAGAACCAAAGTATGCTGACATAGGAATGTTATTAGGATTACCAACATCAACTGATTTATCTAAAATACTTAGAGAAGTTGAAAAAGATGAGGTATATCAAAATGCAAGAGGAAAAGTATTTTACGATGCCTCTGAAAAAAATAAGGTATTTAATAAAAAAGATACTCTATATAAGTTTCCTATAAAAATGGATGTAGAGAGTTCAAAAGTAATTAAGAAATAAAATTAAGAGAGGGGCTATAAACCCCTCTTTTTTTTATAACAACTCCCTTAAATCTACTTTCTGATATCCTTGCGGTTTTAACACTTTCCCTGAGGCATCTTTTAATACTTTACCATTCTCTTGGACCTTAGTCATATTATTCTCGTGAACAAGTCTAAATCCTTCTACAAACTCTTTTTGCATACCGTGTGCATTTATAGTACCAAACAGTACATAAGCCTGGTCAATTAAAGCATCAAGTATTTCTACCTTGTCTTCTTGTATTCCTGCTACCATATACTCTCTATTTTCTTCAGACATCAAGTGATACCTTAGTGATATTGTATTTTGGTCTTGTGATATAGGCTTTTCATTTACCTCTTGGTCGCAAGCATTCATAAAGGTTGCAACCATTTCTAACATTTTATTTACTTCCATATTTTATATTTAATTATCTTCAAAGAATCCTTTTTTTACAAATAGTATTATTATTAACAATAAAATAATTGATTCTAATATAGTTGATATTATTCCTTCCATTTTAAAGTTGTATATTTTCCGTTAATAATGTGTATGTTTTGAACCTTTCCTCCTGGATAAATTACAGCATTTGAATTCATCCAACTACTTGGTCCATTATTGTACCCAACTCTTAGGTGAGTTAAAGTTCCTACTACAACAGCACCATCTTGCCTTCTTGGTGAATGACTATGTCCTGTAATAGTTTTGGTATTTAAATTCTTAAATTGAATTATACCTCCTCTTGAACCATTAGTTCCAAGATGTCCGTGTAAACCACATTCAATACCTTCTACTATATAACTTTCATTAATACCTAAGCAATAAACATTATTAACTTGTAGCTTTTCAAGGTATGTTGGTATAACTCCTTTAGAATCATTTGCATCAATCATCATATGTGACAACCTTAGATACATATCCTTATTGTTATTCTTTCTCCAGTCATTATCATTCAACCATCTGTCAAGGAACACATCGTGATTACTCTTAACCATAACAAAGTTATAATCTGAATGTTCCTCAAAGAAGTCTAACATATCATTAAGTTCTTTTTTAATAGAATCAGAACCATCTTCCTCCCTCTTTAATAATTCAAATGGTAAATTCTTTTCGTGATGTGAAATGCTATGCCCATTGAAAACATCGTGTAAGATTATATTGTCAGTGCAATTTAATCTATTAGCCATTTCAAATGAAACATTTAATACATCTTCGTTTGTTTCGCCTAAGTGTAAATCTCCAAATACAATAGCAGAAGCTCCAGAATGTAAGTGTATTTCTTGGTTTTCTACTAACACGTCAAGATCATAAAATGAACCATCATTATTAGCGGAAACTTGTCTTATATGAAAGATACCGCCATCTAATTCTGCAATTACAAAACCATACGAATGATGAAACTCTCCTTTCTTCCCTGACTTTGTGTCTGTATAATTAGGTTTAGTTACAGCGCCAGTAGTCATTAATAATTTATTAGGGTATCCATCAAGAACAGGTAAAGATTCGAAGTGCAATCTAGGGTGTCCTACAACACAACTATCTAAAGCAGTCAATGAATTAAGACCAGATAAAGGAGTTGATGCAGTAGGTTGAACCTTAACATCTGAAGCTATTGTTAAATATTTGTGAATGTTATGTCTATTAGCGTCTAAATACGGAACTACTAACTTATCCCAACACATAGATTTTTCTTTCTCCTGGTCTTGTATATTTTTACTAGCGTATAAAGATGTAGGGTTTTTATATCTACCAGCTATAATATGTATAGATGCATCAATTGATTTAGCATAAACCTCGATATTCTTTAAAAAATCTTCATTAACATCTGTATCAGATTGCGCCCAAGATATTATAAATCTATTCTTCTTTTTGTCATACTCTCTTTTTTGAGCGTTTGAAAATTCATCAGATATTTCTTCTTTTTCAGATAAACCAATTGCTTTTAATTTATTAGAAAATACCCTCCTTAAATTATCATTGTAATCAACACCTGATTCTTTACAAGCATTAATGCAAGACTGAGTTATATTGCCAGTCTTTAAGTACTGTTCTTTAACAACACTTAATAAGTGGTCGTTTATACTACTCTGCATCCTTTAAATATTTTTCCATATTATTTTCTATTTCTTCACACAATACCTTTAACTTAGTGCAAGCAGATACTGTATAAGCTCTTTCCTTATCAATCATTGATTCATATAAGAAGTCTGAGGCTTGATTTACTTTCTTCATAACTCTATTTACATTAGTCACTCTTTGACTATCTAAGATAGAGTTGTTGATTTGTCTTTGTGTGTGTTTAAATTCCATACTTACTTTATTTTATCTAAGATTATTTCCATTGTTTTAAGGCATTCAGTTTGTGTTTGTGGTACGAATATATCACATTCAGTATTTGATTGATTTAAAGCACCCTTAAATAGCTTCATTCGCATATTAAATGGTTCAGTTGGTAGTCCTTTTGTTTCTACAATAGCGTAATACCCATTATGATTGATTACAAAATCAGGTTTGTACGACATATTATTTATCTTCTTATGACCACGATTTATAAAGTCACCTTTACCTGAAGCTAATCTAGCGAAGTAGTCGTTATTAAAAATAAATGAAGGGGATAGCTCAAAACTTTCCCCTTCGTATATGAAGTTTATCTTATTTTCCTTTAGAAGTTTATACATATACCCTTCAAGTCTTGACTTAAAGTTTATACCATCAATGGTCATTGCCTTTGATTTTATTAATCTTCTATCTGGTTTTTTTTTGAATGCCATAACTTTTATCTATTATGGACTCAAATTTAGTAAAATAAAGTAATAGTTTAAATTAAAGTTATTAACATTTATAATAGTTTGTCAAAAAACACTACACCTTTCTTCCTAGCAATCTCTATATTCTTACCAAACTTATCTAAGAATTCAGAGGCTAATATCGCATCTGCTTCATTCATATCAGCAATTTGACTAATCATACGTTGTTTGATATTGATTGAATTGGTAGTAAACTCTGGGTCATTCTTATATACATTTTCATATCCTTTCTTTACAGATACTTCAAGGTCTTTGATAAATAAGTTACCTCTTTTCTTTAGGAGACCATTTAGTTTATATGTATCTGATATATCCAGGAACAATTGCCCTGTTAGTAATAACTCTAATCCGTTTCTTAATTCATTCATATACCTTAAAATTTACTTAATTTAGTTCCATTAATCTCTGATAATAGCTTGTGGTATTTACTATTCAATTCTTCGTCATTGTGTCCTTGATTATAGAAAAAGGTTATGCTATTTTTAACTTCTTCCAATTCTTTATAAAGTCTATCTAACTCTATGCTGTGTGATGTGCAACTCATTTTAATAATATAAATGTTAATACTGATGTAAATACTCCTATTGAGAAACCAACTAATATGTAAATAGTTGTCTCTCTTTGTAATTGTTTAATTATCCTTTCTTGTTCTCTGATAATTGCTATGTGTTGTGATTTCATATTTTAGTTTTTATTAGGGTCTTCTCTTAATTCATCTGCTAACTCTATTATGTATTGGTCAATTGTAATAGGATGCCAAGTCATAGCTATAAGGTGTCCTTTAAATGCATCGAACAATTGCTCTAAAGACACATCTACATTCTTAAACTCTGTGATGTGAGTTTCAAATTCTTTTTCTGTGATTAGTTTCATAATTACTTATTTAAGTTACTTCTATTTTGATGCACTTCTTTTTCCATTTGTTCGAAGTACAAGCCTAAAGCTTCATCTTCCTTCATCATATCTTGTAGCATTTCTTTTCTACAATCCTTACAATATAAATCATCTGTATGACCTAATGAAATAATTACACTACATTTACAACAGATGGTAGCACCTCTACCGTTATTAAATTTATGAATTGGTTTCATCATTCTCAATATTAATTGCTATTTGACGCAAAAATAATATACATAAATCTCTTGCTGATATATTGCTATACCCTATAGGTCCTTTTATCCAACCACCCATTTGCTCTACGGCACTTTTATACTCATCTGAATTTGAATCTGTAAGTTTCATTAGGTAATCAGTTAAATCATCTTCGTAAGATTGTAATGCAGCGTGTGTAGTCACATCTGTCAATCTCTTTGTATCTCCAACTTTCCACACTAAAGAAGTCATACTTCTACTATATGGTTTTGTCTGAACCAACCAAATACCATCAGACAAGGTATCTGTATATCCGATTACTTCTTCATATCTACCATTTTTTTTCTTTCTATAAAGTGTTTCCATTTGTTTATTTTTTAAGAAATTTCAATTATATTTCCGTTAGAGGATAGTTTCCCAAACTTGCCATCTGTGACTACTGAACCATTACTAAACCAAGTGTCATACGCACTAAACTTAGTTAATCCAGCATTAATAATATCTTTGCAGTTGTGTATATGACCAAAAAGCACGTATGCAGGTTCAATTTCTAAAACCCTATTTAGTAAAGATTTATCTCCACAAGATTCCATATTATGATTTCTATCGTAAGACTTATCTAATACACCTCTAGGTGGTCCGTGTGTAATAATTACATCGGTATCTTCTGGTATAGCCATTCTCCAAAACCTCTCTAACTTTACTCTGTCCTTCATAAAAGCCCATTGACCGAATTGTGGGGTATGTGGCGATCCAAAGAAGTTAATTCCTTCTATAGTTACAGATTCATTCTCAAGGTATATAATACCTGCGTCTTCAAAGTCTTTCTTTGTTACTAACTTCTTCTCTATTGAGACGTCGTGATTCCCAGCTACATAAATCTTGTATTTAACTGGTATCATCTTAAACCAATCAATAAAATCTCTAACTTCAGGTTCATTATTGTAAGGGTCTCTTGTATTACTACAATCTCCTGAGTGTATAATCATATCAATATCATAAGGTACTTTTAATAAGTCGTGATAACCGTGTGTATCACTTATATGCCATATTTTCATATCTAATTATTTTTCACAAAGTTAATTTTATTTTTCTAATAAACAATTGTTTACATCTAAATTTTCATTTGTTGAGTGCGATAAATATCCTTCAAGCTTCTTAATCTCTTTCTTTAGGTTATCAATCATATCTACAACTATTTCTCTATCGTCTTTGTATATGTAAGTTAACACATTAAACTCAAGGTCTTGTAATTCTTTAGAACACATCTTTACTATATTATAATTATTGTAATGGTGTAATATTGTTGCGTGTCCTAATCCTATTGTATCTCCTATTGATTCGTAAGTATGACCAGAATCCCTCATTAGTTTGGAGTACAATTGCTTTGCTTCTACTACTGGTCTTTTTCTTGATTTATTATCCTTAATATTAATTCCTGAGAATTTTTTAATAGCTCTTAATACTTTTTTGCTTTCCATAGTTCTTCTTGTAATTGTTTTATTAAGTTATTTTCTGCGTGTTCATAGCTTGAATGATGCCAAGTGCAATCTAATCCAGCTGATTTTACATAAGGTTTCCATATTTTAATAAGACCAAAGATAGACCATCTTATATCTAATTCTTCTACTATGTATCCTTGTGGTTTTTTTCGTATTCTAAAGTTCATTAATTTTTAATTGTTATAAATGAAAAGATATGTTCGATTATAGGGAGCGTCCAACCATCGCCTAATAAACACGCTGCTTGATTTCTTGTTAAAATACTTGTATATCCATCTTCAAAACCTTGTAATCTTTCAAGTTCTGTTTGTGTAAAATATCTAATATCCCCATCTTGAAAAACAAAGTATTCATTGTTACGTAAAAGGCAATTAGATTTATCTTTCATTCCTCTTCCTCTTCTTGTTGTAGATGTAGGATAACTTAAATCAACAGCTTCATTATTTGCTATATCTACAAAGCCAATAGATGTTGCTTCTTTAACTCGTAAATATGTTTGTTCATCTTTAAATAACAAATTAGCCATACCTATTTCAAAATACCTACGTGCCATTTTACTCGGTGTTGTCAATGGTCGTGAATTTGATTCTAATAAACACATTGCTTTTTGTTTTTCACTATATCCATTTTCAAGAATATCTTTTAAATAAATTTTACGGTCTTTAGGCTCTGGAATATCAACAACCGTATCAAACATAGTTTCTTTAGTTCGTATGTTAGTCCAGTAGTATCTATCTCTCATTTGCGCTACTACTTTTGAACTATTAAAACGCACAGGATAAACGCCTAATTCACGACTCATAATACCTACATCTAATTTACTTGCACTTCCTACATTTTCTTGCAAGAATAAAACATTTGGATTAAGTGATTTAATATGGTTTAATATGTCTATAAATGTAAAAAATAAAGATGATTTACTTCCGTTTATTCCTGCTCTCTTTCCTGCTGCTGATAAATCTTGGCAAGGTGATCCTGATAAAACCAAATCAATACTTTTCCAATCAATATTCCACTCTCTCCATTTGGTTACATCTCCAACTTGTATAGTATCAGGAAAGTGGTGTTGCGTCAATTCAATAGCATAAGGTTTTATTTCACTTGAATAGTATTTATTTACTTTTATACCTACGTTTTCTAAGGCTTGTCGACCTGTATTCATTCCGTTAAATAATGATAGTACATTCATATCTTAAAATGGTATTACATCATCTATGCTTGGTTTATCAAACGCATCTGATGGGTTAATAATTGGTAATGTTTTTTCTTCTAATTCGTATTCTATAGGTTCATTGTTATCAATAAGGCAATGAGTAGGATATTCAGTACCTCTCTCGTAATATCTACCAGAAGGAATGTGATATTCAAAGTCAGCAATACCTCCTATCTCTCCTTGAAAGCTCATCTTAGTCTTTAGGTTTGTAAATGTGGTGTAATCTTCACAAACACCATTACCAAAGTTTCTGTATATGCAATAACCATCGTGTGTTTGGTTTCTAAAATCAGCAGACCCACTTACATCATAAAGAGTTGGAGATTCGTAAACTCCTGATTCATTTTTCTTCATCTTTGTTGGATGTGCAATTAAGAATATCATTACGTTATTCATTTGAGCAAATGTTGTTAGCTTTGTTAATACTTCGTTTATTTGTTCTAATCTATTACCTCCTTTGTCAAACTCAAGTTTATTAAAGGCGTCAATCACAAATATATCTATACCATAACAAAACATCTGTTCTTTAAATCTTTCTAATAACCAACTCCAAGTAGGAGAACTACTATTATCTGGAGCTGTTAAATAAATTTTATCATTAGCCCACTCGTGATATCTATCTATTTCTTTCTTAGTTATTCTTGGTACTCCATCGTAATCTCTAAAGAAATTTTTACCATAAACCTTTTGAATGAATGTAGCGTGATGTAAGCTAAATGGGTGATGTTCTGGAGAATAAAATGAAGCCTTCATATTATAATCAGATATTAGGTTTAATACATACCATTCTGTAAAGTTTGACTTTCCGTGAGAAGGTATACCTGTTCCAACAATTAAGTGACCTCTCATAACTGAAAAAACATTCTTTAAGTTACCAAAAGACCTATGTTTAGGGTATATAGTATCAGGAAAACCGTTATCGTACAAGTCATTAATATCTAAAATTAAATCATTTACAAGGTGAGTTCCAGCTACAGGATATGAAGTTCTATTTCCCAACGACTGCAATAGGCAACCATTAATTAAATCTTCATTAGCATCCTTACCTTTAAAGTTAATCCTTTCACATCTCCATCTACCTAATCTTTGAGCTATTTTTTCAGCAAGATCATTTCCTTTGTCGTCATTATCAGTTGCAATATAAAACTTAGTTATATTTTTTAAATACTTTTCAGAGTTTAACCAATACTTATCATTATCATTAGCTCCATTTGGAACTGATATAACATTTTTAATTCCAACCTGATGAACAGCTAAAACATCGAACTCTCCTTCAACTATGTAACACTCAGTTTCATTTATAACCGAATTGATGTTATAAAATATTGATTTACCATTAGATGACTGAGTAAAGAATTTATCAGATGTTCTATATTTTTTATTTACAACAATATCGCCTTCAAAATAATTAAATACAATATTTAATCTGTTTTTATTTACACCTGGTTGAAAGTAATTTTCTTCACTTAAACCTAATTCATTAGCTGTTTTTTGTGATATACCTCTTGATTCCAAGAATTTAACTATTCCTTCAGATAGGTTTGTGTAATTAATCCAATCTTGAGATGGTATCGTATATGAATTGTCAATTACCTTACTTTGGTTTTCTCTAAATGTTAAAGATTCGCATCTAAAACATTTACCAAAACCATCTTTATGGTCAACTTGTATTGGTCTATCTCCTTTTCTTTCTTTAGAAGAATCACATACAGGGCATTTTACTTTTTCTTTTCCAGAGCTTTTTTTAAACTCTAATGAATCCCATTGTATAAATCTATTCATAATTAAAATGGTGTTTTCATTCTTAATTTTCCATCTTCACCTCTATATACATTTGATGGTATCCTCTCTTTAAGTTTGTCTTTAATTTTATTTTCTTCTTTAAACCAAACAGATTGCATTTTTTGTTTCCAATTATTTACTTGTTTACCTGTACTATCTTTCCAATTAGCAACATCGTAATAATTAAAAGCTTTCTCTCCAGAGTCAGAAGTATAACCATTTAATATAAAATATTCTTTAACATCAAAAACAGTGGGCGGAACAAATTTATTTGTTCTTGGTGTTTTTTTAATATTATTTATTACACTATCATTTACACTTACATTATCATTTACACTTACACTTACACTATCAGTTGAATTTCGTGTCTTTTCGTTTAACGAATTTGAACGGTCGTTGATTTTCGTTGCTCTAATTTCAGCACTCCTTTTACCTGCTAACTTTCGTTGTTCTAATTGAGACTCCCATTTATCTAAATCTCTCTTTAAAGTGTGCTTAATATTTGCAAATACAGCATTGATAACATAGTCATCTGTTTGTGGGTTTTCGTCATTAACATAAGAGAATATATGTTTTATTAATTTACCAGCTACTTCATCAGGAAGATTATCAAATGTTTCTTTCCAGTCGGCATAAGCTATAAATGATTTTTTATTTTCTGCCATAATCACCATCTTTAATGTTAACAATAAATTTTTGAACTGAATCTACTATAGCATCGTTTATATCATAAAAACTTTCTAAACCTGATATATCATCTCTATCGCTTGGCGTTCCAAACATAAATGAATAGCAAGTTGTAAATGTTAAAATTGTAAAGTGTCCTCCGAAATAATCGTCAGCAATTCCTTGAATTAATTTTTGGTTTGATTCTGAAATTTTAAATGGTTTCTTCATTTTGCTTATATTTTAATTATTAAAAACAAAAAATCCCAACAAGAATGGCAGGACAAAAGTGTGAGATGTGCCAATCCAGTTAGGATTATTTATTATATTTTCAGTATGTCTGTTATACGCATCTCACCTCGAATAACACCGCAAAGATACAAAATTATTTAATACGTTTCAAAGTTAAAGTTATTAACAAAAGCCTGTCTCTCCAGACTGTCAATCATATTGTGATTTGTAGCCTATTATGAGAATTATTCCTACCGCCTAAGACTACAGAGACACGACCATCACAACCATCTACTTTAGAGATTTGCTAAAGATTTCCTACTAAGTGGTAGTTTTTTAGGTCAGGTGAAAGGATTCGAACCTTTAATTTAATGTATCCAGTAGATACGAGCGTCTGACCAAGTCATAATAGGAATTAAACACCTTAACGATTTAACTCACATTATAAGCATTCCGCCACACCTGACTTGAATTACAAATGTAAACAAATTTGTTTACACTCCAGTTAATAATTCTGTAAATCTTCTATATCAGGTTCATATTCAAATTCATCCTCTTCATCATCTACAAAATCACAATGTTCCATACATCCTGGACATAAATCTATTTCCGATGCGTACTCACTATAAGCACCACAGCAATTACTAACTAATCCCATATCTATTTGTTTTTAAGTTCTTTAATCTTCTGCAAATACAAAATTGCATCCATCAATTCTTCTTGTAGATGGTTATAAAAATCATCTGTATTGTTTTCAGCAAGGGTTGTACCATACTTTTCAATACCTACACGACTTCTTTGTAGAAACTTATCTATGACACTATTTACTATAGGATCAATTTTCACATACTCATCTTTGTAAGGCACAACCTCTGGTTCATTAACCTTAACATCTAAAGCTTCATCTAAGAAGAATGGGTTACTATTTAATGCTTTTGAAGACAATCCATTCATACAAGCATCTTCATTTAGTTGATTTAACTTATACAAAATAGGGTTTTCTTCTTTAAGTCTTTCTAACAATGAGTTTTCAGCCTCAATAAATTTTCCATCATAAACCAATATCCAATAATCTAAACCCTCTGTTGCGTCAGACCAATCGAAAGCATTCATAATTGTTTTAGGTTTATATCCACACCTCCATTGCTTCTTAATATTAATCTTAGCTCTCTTCTTAATTACGCTTGGTAAATTCTTAATCTTCATCTTATTATATAAATTATAGTTAATATTATTATTATTGGCGGTATTATAACCCTAAGAAACCTTCGCAAATCCATAGTAATCTGCTGTTTGTCTGTATAGATTAAATATTTCCTCTTCTGCCTCATTTTGAGTTGAGTAAACTACCCTATTAATTGGTGTATCTTTCTTGCTTACATCAATTCTTTTATATGTAATTGTATGTTTAAGTGCTTGTTGCTTGTCATCTAGGTTATACTTTACAACATTAAAACCACCAATACATTTCTCTACAGCAAAGGCAATGTTTGCATTTTTAATTACCTCGTGTACATTTACCATATCCATCTCGCTTGGGTAGTAATCTTTTCTTTTTTTATTCATAATTTAACGCTTTTTATTATTTCTTCACACAATTGTTGAGGTATTTTAGATCTATCATAACTACACTTTCTACCTTGTGTGCCTGTTTTTGACCCCCTTCTTGAACTTTCGTGATGACAATGTTTATCAATTATATTACCTTCTTTGTCATACTTATAATTATGGCACTCTTCTCTTGGAGTCCAATTGTTTGAATTAGTCCATATATCTGTTGGTTTGGCTCTATCGTCACCATATTTGCAATACCATACAGTGTGTCTATTAAAATCCCTCATCCAATCCATATGTCTTAAAACTCCTCTTGGATTTTCTATAAAGAAAATCATATTAGGATTAATAACCAACCATTCTTTTATTAAGTTAATCCAATGTTTGTTAACACTATCGCACTTAATAGCATAATCGCTTTTAGGTGATCTATCAATGTTTCTGTGTTTTGATACAGCCGCTATACTATAAGTTGTGCAGTCAGGAGATGCCCAAACAACATCAGGAGTAAATGGTATGTCTTTTAAATTTAAGCAACCTATGTCTGCGACTAAGTCTATATTTTCATAAGGAGTCCAATCTACAGAAAACACTTCAATATTATTTTTTTCAGCCTCAATACCTATGCTTCTTGAACCAGCAAAAAGCTCTAATAGTTTTACTTTATTACTCATAATTTGCTTCTTGTAATTCAATTTTTACATTTAGATTATCTAATAACTTAACCTGTACATAGTTCTTAATGAAATTCTTTTGCCATCTTGAACCATATACCTCTCTATATATTCTGCACGTAGCTATAAAGTGATTTTTAGATTGATTTAAGGCACTTTCTGCTTTCTTTAGTCCTTTGCCTTTAACACCACTAATTGAGTCCGTAGAATCACCTTGAATCATTTGCTTCCAGAAGTTATAGTTAGCCTCACTTTCACTTATTTCTGTAACCTCTCCAAATCTATTGTAGTAGGTGTCAAATATTGTTATAGGAAATTGACGAAGGTCTTTATCCATACTTGCGATTAATACTTCTGTAAATGGATATTCTTCTTTACATTTATTCCACATAGATATTATTACATCATCTGTTTCATATCCACCAAGACCATAACCACTCCAATTATTTGTGATGTATTCTTTTATCTCCTTGTAGAAGTTTGGTAATGGTTTTCCCTTACGACCAATCTTGTATGATGATACTATTTTCTTCCTGAAGTTATTGTTGTATGGTTTTTCTATAAGTACCATATAGTGTGATGCTCCAGATGTAGATACAATATTTGATATTGCAGTATCTACCTTGTCGTAAGCTTGCTCTACTTCTTCGCAGTTTGAACCTATGTAGCACATCGAATCTGCGTCTATAATTATAATCTTCTCCATAATTTAAAAAGGGCTAATTAAAGCCCTAGTTCTTTTCGTTGTTCTACAGTTAACTCATACTTCTCATTAAGAATCTTAATTGTTCCTTCTTTATCTTTTGCTAACATTTCTTTTACCTTAGATAAGTCAGAGATTGTAGCCTTTGTTGAGTGCGATGTTTTTGTTTCTTTAGAAGGTTTAGAAACTTCTTTATCGTGTGTGTTATATCCATCAGCATCAATTGTGTCATCAATTGCAAATAAACCATTAGCGGCATACTTTCTTGCGTATGAAGAAGTTGATCCAGTTAATTGACTACTATCCATTCCCTTCTTATTTTCTTCCTCTCTAGCATAACCTCTTACTGATAAACTATCATCTGCAAAATGAATTGTAGCCTCTGCCTCTACATACACCCTACCGCCTACTTCAACCATTGTATCTGAAAGTGTAAACGTACACCCAGTTTCTTTTAGAAGTGGTTTTACACCAGCTAATATACCTTCAAGGTTTCTGTATGAGTATTTACCAAACGAGTTGTATAAATTCTTTGGTGCGTTAAGAGTTGTTTGAATGTAATTTAACTTCTCTTGTAATGTTTCTGTTTTTTTTGTTGTTGCCATAATTAAATTAGATTAAAAAAGGCTACCGATATGATAGCCTTGTGTAGTTGTGTGTTTTAATGAAAAGCTTTTTAGAATGGTAAATCATTATCTTTAGCTGGTGCAGATGCCTTACTTTGTGGTTTTGAATCATCACTCCAAAGTTTTTTACCATTACCTAAGAAGTTACGAGATGCCTTAGCCTCACGATCCTCCTTACTTTGTGACTGCCATAAGGAAACATTGTTACCAAATTTGTCATCTTCATCATTTACTGATAATGTAACATTAACATACTTACCACCATTTTTACCTTCGATGATTTGAGACTTGTCAATCTTTGTTAGGTCGATACTAACTGCTAGCAATTGTGCCATAATAAAATAATTTATGTTTTGCCTACCTTGTTTTGCTCCTGTCGGCTATTGAACTTATGCAAATATAACTATAATATTTTAATATACAAGTAATTACTCTAAACTTTTTTGCATTTCTTGGTAATACCATTCCTCTCTGCCAAATGTTTCTTTAAGTGAATCAATTATCCTTTGTGTCTTGTGGAATAAATATATATTCTCTGTCTGCTCAGCTAAGTCAAGTATCTCTTGTAGTTCAGCTATTATTTGTGGTTTATTCATCTTTGTTAAATGTTTCGTTGTAGTATTGTTCTGCTTCAATTATATATTCATTTTTACTACAGGTATCCAACAAAGGAGCTGTTACTCTTGCCTCAATAATCTGTTGCTTTTCTATTTGTTTGGCTTGTTTAAAATATTCTCTCTTGTCAATATCATATAAAGCGCTTCTTGGAATCATTCTTTCCAATCTTTCGTATAACCATTCTGATGCTGTTTGTTTCATATATTACTAATTTAATCTCCAGAATCTACTCTATAAGTTACTTTAATTATTTCTCCATCAAGTTCTACATCAAATGAATGTTCGTGGTCGCATCTACCATTATCCGTTGACTTCCTTGTACCTGGTATTTCTATTTTACGCAACTCTTTGTATATATCACCCCACTTCTTATTCCATCCATTTGCATAACCTAAGTATATCTTTTTATCTTTTACTAATTCTTTCATACTCTTTAATTTTAAAGTTAAACAATTGCTTTCTTACTTCAATCCAATACTCAAACCTATCTAAAGGTCCTCTTGATTCAATGTTTTCAACTATAACTTCATTAGCTAATAATGTAGCTGCATAAACACCAATCTCGTTTATTAATTGATTTACTTTTTCTGTTTCTGTCATAATACTTCTATTTTTATTTTCTTATTAATGTTATCACATATCTCTTGTAGCTTATTGAAACTAATGTCGCATTGATAGTTTACCCAATGATTAATTGAACTATAACTTTGCCTGCTCTTTAAGGCGAATTCCTTTTGATTTAAGCCACTATCTTCTATTAATTCTATAAGTATATCGTTTAACATTCTTCTATCCTTACAAGTTCATATCCAGCGTCTGCAATATATTTCTTCCAGTAGTTCTTAGCTTTAAAACCAAAGTGTTCAGACATCTCTGCTACTGATTCAAACTCTAAAGGATTCCCTTTCTTATCTTGAAGTACATATATCTTTTCAATGTTTCTATTTACAAGGTCTGATGGATCAGGTTCTCCATTATCTATTATATACTGAACTGATTTAAAATCTTTCTCTGTGAATTGATTGAAAACCTTTCTATTTAATCTGTGCTTATCATATTTTCTTAATATCTCTGCAACTTGTAGTACTGATGGTCTTTTATTGTTTGTCATATATTATAATTTATCTAAAATTTCTTTATTGTCAACTATTTTGCTCAGTTTACTTACCGAATCTTTATCTCTTAATATGTAAGACATTAAGTTTATTTTATCGTATGTAATTTCTTTGCCAAAAGATGTTGAGAGCGAATCTTTTAACACCTTAAACTCATTGTAGTTGAAGTTATTTATAGGTTCTTTATTTGAAGATACCCATCTGCCGTTAATTATTTCCATATCTTATTTGTTTTTAAATTTATTAAACCATTTTAAATGTACTTATGATATAAATTTGCTATTTTTTGATTAATGCCATAATCAAGTAAAATATAATTCTTACCTTCCATTCCCCAATTTTCAGTGTTATGTAAATCACAGTTACTAAAATCAAACTCAGGAACTTTTGATTTAATACGTCTTACAAATATATTAGGAATTGTTAATAATTCTGTGTCATATCTTTTTTGACATACTATACCTAGATACATCCATTTTAATTCTGCCAATGATGTAATATCTTTATATTTATTCCAAATATATTTTTCATTGAGTCCTTGTAGATAACCTCTTTTGTTTATAGGAATTTTAATGACTATGTTTTTTAAAACAATTACTAATCTTGTTGAGTATTTTAATGAAATCATAATCTTATTTGTTTTTAAATATTAATATTACTCCTAATAAAACCATAAGGGCTTTGCCAAACAAAACCCCTATTGCAATTATAAAATATTTTATTAACCTCATAAGCATTTTAATTTAAAGTTTCTAATATATCTACATTGTGTATAACACTTGCTTGTAAGTCTAGACTTGGTAGATCGAATGCTATAAGGTTATTCCAGGAGTTACTCTTAGGATTGAATACTATTAACTCAAAGCCTTCTTCTACCTCACTAACAATTATTAATTCTTTGTGTACTCTATCCATACAATTCATTTACTATTAAACTATTTATCTCATCTATATCTACCTCTGATAGTATTGGTGTTATATCTACACCTTCGTATGTGATGTAGTGTATCTCAACATCAGGATATTCAGGTGGATTTTCTCTTGTTGCTGTGTAGTACTCACCAATTTCTTCGTAGTCTACCTCTATTACTTGTCCTCTATAAAGTATCCTCATAATATTCTTTTTTAAATTCTAATAATAACTGATTCATATCAGAAAGCCTTAGTGTATTATAGTTTAAATCACACCACTCTGCAAATTTAATTGCAAATATATCATTTTCTTTTTCTTGATGCTCAACACCTTTTATAAAACCATAACTACCATTCGTGTATTCATAGTCTTGTGCCAAGTCTTTTACTTGTTGTCTCATAACTCTTAATTTTATTAATTAAATACTTTGTAACATTACTTACACTTTTTTCACTTATACTATCTTCGCCTGCTTCTTCTAATAGCTCAAAGATAAAATCATTACCACTAATTAAGTCAGTAGTTATTAAGTGTTCTAACAATGCTTCGTCACCTTCAGACACATTGTATAACCAAGATTGGTATGCTGTTGGTCTTTCCATAGTTATTTATTTTCGTTATACCATTTAATAAATTCTACACAATCGTTATATGCTTTGTCTATTTTTGGTATGCTGTCTGTTATATTGTAGTACATCTCCATACTATCTAATTCTAAACATATATTAAGTATTTTTTCTACTACTTCCATTAACCAATTCCAATCTATGTGATAGTGAGTGTCTTGTATTGTTCTAATATTGTTCTCTGAATACTCAACATTTAAAACGCCATTCATTTCGTAAGTTTCATAACCTAAAAACTCAGCTATTAGCTTATTATTTTCTTCAATAGCAGATAGAATACCTATACTTGCTTTTGCTCTATCTATCGTGTTGTAGTCTTGGCTCTCTGTTACTTCTCCATTATCTTCTGTAACTCTTACAAAGAAATGATTTCCTTCTTGTATTATTTCTTTATTGTCTTGTTTGAATACTAATTTCATAATTAATCAAGTGTTATAAATTTAACTTTACTTTTTTTATCAGGGTTTAAAGACACTAAATGTATTGGTGCATAACCACAATTCCATTCTATAAAATGCTCTCCTACCCATTTTGCCTTACGTAGAAACCTACCATATTCTGTATCTACGTAGATGTAATCACCTAAAGTAACTCGTACTCCAGGTGATACTTCTCCGCTTGTTGTGTTAACTGACATAATCTATAATTCAGCTTCAAATTGACATTCTCCATTCTCTTTAATACAATCCCTAATCTTTACACCTAATGTATAATCAGCATACTCACTTAAATCTGCTCTACTAATACCAATAGCATCTAAATCTTTATCTTGGTATCCATCAACCTTCTCAAAGAAGTCAATTATAATTTGTAATTTATCACCTAAGTTTCCCTCTATATTCCTTAACTCTTCTTCAACACCTTCTAAATCATCTTCTGTGTAGTAATATTCTACATAAGATGGTTCATTGTGTGATACTCCAAATCTGTCTGCTGCAATTGATGATTGTACTGCAAACCAAAATTTACCTTCGATCATTCCTGTAAAATAGCGCCCCATAACTAATTATATTTAAAATTTATAATTCCTTCTTTTGTTAATTGTTCTTTGATTTGTTCTATGCTGTCGTAAGCATTTTCATTATCTTCCGATATGTTGTATATATACACACTCTCTTCGTCTATGTATTCCCAAGAGTAAAGAGGTTTGCCTATTAATGTTTCAATTACAATCTCTCCGTTTATAAATCTTGATATTGTACAAAACTCAATGTCTCTCTCTTCTATTGGTAAAGATAAAACGTGTGATACAAATTCATCATAATGTTTTTTATCTGTCAATGTACCGCATTGCGTTGCCACAGAGTCATATTGTTTAATTCTATAAGCACCATAAGGATTATTAAGTTCATTTTCTTCTCTTACTACATTATCAACTGCAAAATCTTTGCTTTCATCTTTCTTAATCATCTTGCCTTCCTCATCTCTCTTGATGATAAAAGAATAATGATAACCACAACTATTGCAATTAGTATATTGCTCTCCTGTTTTGTAATAATAATCACTAAATGCCTCTTGCTCACAATTAGGACATTCTATGTAGTCAATTACACTTCCCATAACTAATAATTTCTTAATTGATTAATAATTTCTTGTAACTCTTGAATAGAAGGCTCTCTTGTGTCCTCTGACCCATCAATCTTTTTTAAGTATGGTTTAATATCATATTGATTATGATTACCATAGTTATCTATTACACTCTGTATCTTTACAATTTCTATATCTTCTTTTGATAAGGCATCTAACATTTTAAAGTCATCTCCATACATTCTATTAAAGATATCACTACACTCTATTTGTTTAGATAATTCAACCAATATTTCATCATTTGAAATTCTAAGTCCTTCCGCTAATGATTTAAGACCACTATTCTTTAATGATTCAATTAATTTATCAAGATCATCTACTTTTATTCCTGAGAATTCAGTATTTAATCGTTCATTAATATCCCAATCGTCAACTATAATAAAACCTTTATGCCTTGATTCATATAAGTTTGCATAGAAATTTATAGTTTGTTTTAGACTTCCTTTTTGTATGTCAAAACTACCGTGCAATGAAAAACTGAATCCAGATTTAAGATTAGATGATTTAATTTCTTGGTTTTTGTTTTCGAATTGTTTTAAAATTGATTCCATAATAATTGATTTTTAATTGTTTAAAGTTTTTATAAATATTTCTGTATTCTCTTCAAATGTTGACAAGTTCTGATAATGCTCTTCAAAGCACATCAATTCATAGTCCGAATAGTCTGAATCGTTTAACATATTGTTTACCCAATCCTCAAAGTAATAAATCTCTTCCATAATGTTGAGTGCGATTAATTTATTTCTTTCTGTGTTAGTTTTTCAAATAAATCTTTTAATTCATCAACATTGTTTAATTCCATATAATAATCTATGTCATCCCAAGTTGATTCGTCTTCTGGATCTAGTCCGTAAACGTCACAGATATATTCATACATATTCCATTCATCTAAATAATCTACACTTGTATTATTTGTGGTTATATGGTCATCAAACAATCCATTAATAGAAGTGTTATACACTTTCTCATTCCCATAATACTTGAAGTCATTGTATTGTTTGTAAGAATCATTTGAATACCAATTCCCATCTGTCCACTTACCTAATTCTTCATTAATGATTGTATATTTGTCGTCTGAATCTAAAAACAATAACTTACTATAACCTATGTATTCCGATATAAAATACTTTGTCATATCACAAGATAAGAAGTTGTGTTTGAATCTCTTTAACATATCATTAAACTCGTATGTATCTGAAAACTTTTGGTTTCCTAAACCTTTAATGACTCCATTGTGAACAAAACCTAACTTATCATTAACTAAGAATGGGTGTAAATTATGTTCTCCTTTGTATCCGCTTGTAGCTATACGGAAGTGCAATACAATGTTACCTACCTCTTTATCATCTCTTAATTCATTATACTTACTTATATACTCATCGTAATCATAAGTCTTGAATACATTTAAACCTAACTTGTTATTCCATAGTATTCCAGCTCCCATATCATTGTTATCCCAAGAGTTTTTGATATGAGATTTAGGCAATCTACCTGCTTTTTTAGTATTTAATATTGCTATACACATAATGTTTAATTTTTAAATTATTTATATTAATTATTTTTTAATTTCTATTCCTTCAAACTTATTTGTAAACTTTACAAATCTTTCTTTAAGTTCTGCTAACTTTTCATTTGAATATGTTTGCTTTAATAGTTTTGTAAACTTAGTATCTACATTGTAGTATGCTCGTATTACATCATCAGTAGGGTTTTGAAGCATCATCATAAGAAGTTTACTTCTCCACTTTAATGTCTTCACATTAGGTACTGCACTGATTATTCTAAACTCGACACGATTACTATGTATCTTGATGGCTTGATATTTCTCGTTATCATTCTTCAAGTCTTCATTACTCTTACCTTTTGCATAGTTTCTATCTACTCTACCATAATATAAGGCATAGAACAATGGAGTATATCCTTTTATTTTATCGAATAGTTGTTCTCCAGTTAATCCATCTTCTGATAGGTGTATGTGACCACCGCAAGACGTGGAATATTTAGCGTTTATATGTTCAACTAAAGTATTATTACTTTCGATATGCTCGAAGATTTTATCTATATTAAACTCAAATGTAGGGCTTATCAATTCATATCCAGACTCATCATCCAAACTACCATCTTTTTCTTTTCTCCATAGATCATCTGTTGAATCCTCGAAATCATCTATATCAATAGAGTTTCTAACACATCTATCTTCCTTCTCTATCTCATAACCTATCTTGTACTTACTCTTTCCGTCAAAGTCTAATGATTGATAGCCTCCATTGTGATACCCTCTTACGTATGATTCTTCTGGATAAGAATAGTAACAACCTTCTTCTTCGTGATAGTATACATTATCTCTATAATCATATTCATCTGTATCCTTAACATACACTATATCATTTCTAACTAATGCATCATCATCATAATAATCTCCTTCAAAATAAACATAACTGCTTTTATTTATATACACATTGCTATAATAACATTCATCTCTGCCTTCAAAAACTCTTGATGTGTCATCTGTATGAACATACTCGTCTATTCCTTCACAATAAAACGAATCACCAATGTCTATAACATCGCCATCGTAAGTCATAACATACGCATCGTTAGAGTATAATAGAGAGTCACTTCTAAAGTAATTATCTAACTCTATATCATCAATAGATACAATACCATTCTTTATGCTTTCTATTGCATTCTTAACATCTAATTTTGCAGTCAATACTTCGTAAAGTATTTTTAATTCTGATAGTTTCATAATAAATAAGTTTTAAATTGTTGATTGCGATAAAATTAGTTTCTTAATACAAGTGCAGCATTCTTTGCACCCTCTATTAACTCGTTATACAATATGTTTAAAATTGTTCTCATAACTCTATAATTTTTGATGTTTTTAAATATTGTTTGTGGTATTTCTCTTCGTATGGTCCTACATAATCATAAATACCATCACATATAAAGGCTATCTGATGGTATCTATTGTTTATCTTAGATATAATTGTCTTATTCCTCATCTTCTAATTCATTATATAGTTCCTCAAAGAACTCGTTAATCTCATCTTTTAATTCATTGAAGTCATTGATTACATATTGTGTCTTTAATAAACTTGCTAACAACTCGCTATTAAGATTTTTAATATCATAACCATATTGACTCGCTATGTCTATTGATTCACGTAACGATGGATCATTCTCTCTTAAATAATCCATTGCACTTGCGTAGTAAATTACATCTTGTTCAAAACCATTACTATCTTGTATGGTATTGTAAATACTTTCAAACATATCTATGTCAAAGTCTTCTACTTCTAGGTCATTAACATCTACATAATATGTTACTTCTATTTCGGTATTTAATTCGCTAAGGAATTTATATACTCTATCTCTATGTTCTTGGGTTAATACTTTCATCTGTGTAGTTTTAATTGTTTTTTAAATTCTTTTGTTGCCTCTAATATACAGTCAAATCTAAATTGTTTTCTATAATCTGATAGTACAATTAATAAAAAAGAGCCACTCGAATGGAATGGCTCACTAACTAACTCAATTAATGTATCTGTACTGGATAGATACTCACTTTTTAATACATTCATATCTTAAAATTTAAAAATTACTTTATCTCTTAATCTACTTTGTAATAGTTGTTTTGCTTGGCTATATGATACGTTTTCTTCAAGCATAATTTGTCCTATGGCCTCACTATATTGTTTTCTCTTGTGCTCTAATGCGTTAACTACTTCTTGTACATTAACACGTTTTGTTATTCTTGGTCTCACAACTATTTACTTTTATAAATTAAACTTAATACCACAACTATACACACTGCACCCACTAACATACTATCTGTATGTAACCCTCTCGTGCAAAGGGTTAATCCTAAAATTGTTTTCATTTGATCTGATTTATTTGGTTTTTAGATACACGTAGAAGACTCGAACTCCTAAACTGCACCGACTGCACACGTGTAAACATTGTTTTTACGTTTCAAACTTTCTCACGTAGGTATACAATAAACCCACTGTTTTTACCTACACTACACCCTACAAAAATGTTGATGGTGATAGGCATTTAATATAATTTCCGTTATACACTATTACAAATGTATACGTTTTGAATGTAGCGTTTATAATGTTACGATCTTATTATAAATATTTTGTCCGCTTTCAAACCTAAAACAATATTACATCTCAGTAATACACGAAACATCACAGAAACCAAAGTAAAATAAATACTTTGTCTCAGTCCTTTGCCTTTGTTTTAGCCTCAGTTTGACTAACTGGTTTTAGTTTATAGTCATTATCAATATGTCTGTAGTATTTTTATACTAATGTAGTTATATAACATACATTAAAAAAGTTTTATAATTGTTTTATGCTATTGCAATAAAACGAAACCTATAAAAATATTTTATCTACTAAGAACTTTTTTTAATCTTTGTACCTTTGCTAAAATTCAATTTTATACATTACTTTATTTTCAAGTAATTAACAAAGGTTATTTTAATAACTTATTTTTTAGCTTGATTATTTTTTTCAATTACGATATTTAAAGACGTTTGAAAATCAAAACCTTTCTTTACCGATAACGTTACAATTTTTTGCACCATTTGAGCAAAGTAAAATTCATTATATAAACCGTTTTTTGTAGTTCTAACATTATTCAATAAATTAGTTAATAAGTTATCGTTAACAAATTTATTTTGTTTATTTGTTTTAGTTACAAAGTTTATAAACCCTATACATTTTTCAATTATATTAATATTTTCGGCAAAGTTGTAGCCTTCAATTTGAATATTTTTTACAACGTTTTTAGTACTTAGTAATACTTTCAAACCATTACTTTTAAACTCGATTAAGTCGATTTTCTTTTGTTTACTTACAACGTGGCTAAATTGCGGATTTAACTTTCTTTTTTGTGCGATTTCTTCCTTTGTTTTCTTAATGGTTTCTTTTTTAGTATTACTTTTTGTAACGCTTAAAAGATTAATACCATTAGTTACAATTTCGTTACTTGTTCTTTTTGTAGTTGCTTTTTTTACTACTTTGTTAACTGAATTTTTTACTGTTGTATTCATTTTAAATAGTGCATCATATTAAACCGTGATGCGTCGCAAAAGTTTATAAAATCTATTTTGGTTTTTAATTCTGATGTAAAACTACTAATGTATATCATATAAAAAAAATAAAATCGTTGAAATACACAAATAATCGATAAAATACACTTTTTTAGTATTTTTTAAGGTATTTTTTCAAACATTTTATGTATACTATTTTAGCAATTAAATTATACATATTGCTTATTTTTTACCTTTATAAGTACTTTGTAACTCAGTTATTTATATAAATTGATATATAAATTTTAAAACCAAACTTTGTTTTTTTGTATTTTTTAGGTATTTTTTAAAGTATTGAAATAAGATTTTTTGTTTATACCTTCAGCCTATAAACGCATATAACCTACAATAAAACAAACCTTTGTACCTGGGAAATAAAATAAGGATCTAAAATAAAACCTTTAATAATATAGTAATGTAGTAGTCTAAAATCTGAAGGGCTTTTTTAAAATAATTTATACAATAGGGAAAAAGGCAAAAGTTTTGATTGAAACGTTTTGAAAGTATAACCCCATATTGATTTTGGGATAGTTTTTGTTTTGTGATGATCGATTGGAATGTGGGGGTAGAATCCCATCAACACACTTAACTAACTTAAATTTGTAAACACCTTTCATTCAGGTACTATAGTTATTAGTAGTGATTGGGAGGTATTTACATTTTTATCGGCTGTAGTGAATGTGTAAATAATGACACTAATTTTGCGTTACATTTTTTTGTACCTTTGTAAAATGAAATTGAATACAACATTAATAGTAACGCCAGTAACTGATAATTGCAGGGAGGAGTTTCAATATCTTTATGTTTGGTATGAGCCTTATAAAGTTGTTGATGCTTCTTATTTGGTATTAACGAATAGTAAGGAGTACACTTTAAAATCAATTGAGGAGTTTGTGTATAAGCTATGGTATATAAATCCAGATTGTAGTTACCTTGATATTGTTTCTCATATAGTAGAAATTTTAAATAAAAGATCATCTAAAGGAATATATGTTACAGAGACGGATGTATATAATTTGGCGTTTAAAATTATGAATACAAAACTACCTTCTGATATAAGTAATTTAGTTACTTCTAAATTTAAAAATGGAAGCAGAGTTGAAACAACAAAAATAGTTGAATGGAAACAAAGTATAAATGGATTATTGGTTTTAGATGATAATAAAATGAAGAAGATAAGAATGTCAAAAGATATTGAATTAGAATTAAGTAAAGAATACAAGAAGATAAAATTAAAGTATATGAAGAAGTGTATAGATAAAGTTAACGGAGATAATCACCAAGAAGTTGTAGAATCAACAATAGATATGTTGAGAGATGTTCAGTCTGAAGCCAGTGTAAATGAAATAAGCTTAGCTTGTGGTTTAAGCTATACAACAACTAGGAAGTATGTTGACCTAATGGCTGACCGCTTAAACTTTATAGAGGGTTTTAAGGTCATTAAAGATAAGAATAAAGAAACTTCAGATGAAACAATAAAGAAATTAATAAAGATAAAAGAAGGTATGAAGATTAGTGGTATTAAAATTAACAAAATAAATCTTTGTAGAGAAAGTGGTATATCAAGACCAACTATAGATAAATATTGGGAAATAATTAAAAAATAAAATATGAGTTTAAAAGAAGAATACATCAAGCTAAGAAATGATAATAAACTGAATGTTGATTTCTTATACAAGTACTATGTAGATAATTGCAAGGGAACTCCAGTTAACTTTACAAACTTTATGCAGGTAATTCAATTTGGAAATACAGCAGAGATATTCTCTACAATAGATAAGGCATACAATCTCACTACATTACACAACAAGGAAGGACTCTTTTTAAAGGTTGTAGAATAATTCGTAACTTTGCAAAAAATTAAATTATGGCAAAGAAAGTAATTAAAGAGTACGGAGGTAAAGAGAAATATACTTCTAAATCAGCAATGATGAAACACGAGAAAAAAGAAGGTAAGGCTTTTGAAAAGAAAGAAGGTAAGATGATGGGAAAATCATCTATGAAAAAATGTTCTTGTAAAAAGTAATATAAGATATGGCAACAATACCATCTGGCACTAGATTTATTGGTATATCTCAAGGAGCTGACTTATCAGAGAGAAAGTCTACTTTACAGAACTCTTTAACAGAACCTTATACAATTGTTGATATAAAGGACTATGTGCAGTCAAATACTAAAGGGATTGGTTTATTTGCTCAAACCGTAAGTAGCGCTAATATCACTAATACAAATGTAGAGACAAGTTTAATTGGAAGTGGCGTAGGAAGTTTATCTGTACCTGCTAATGGTTTTCAAGTTGGAGATTCTTTTCACGCAAAACTAATAGGACATATATCTGCAAACTCATCAGCTACATTAAGATTGAGATTTAAGTCTGGAAGTGTTGTGTTAGCTGATACAGGCATTGTTGATTTGGATACTATATCAAACAGGCATTGGGAGATTAATACGTACTTTACAATTAGAAGTTTAGGTTCGGCAGGAACAGCAAGTATTGCATCTGGAGGTATATTTTCATACACAAAAAATTCAGGTCTTAACTTTGAAGGAACTAACTTTAGCATTATAAATAATACAACATTTGATACAACGGTTGTAAATACTTTAAATGTAACAGCACAGTGGGGAGCAGCTAATGCAGCCGACTCAATATATTCAGAATTATTTACATTAAGTAGAACATATTAATTAATAAAAAAAATATAAAAAAATGAAAAAATCATCTTGTGGATCAAAAATGGCTACAGCGCCAAAAAAAGGTATGAAACCTATGGTAGAGAAGAAAACAATGTATAACAAAAAAACTAAGAAATAATGGCAGAAATTCCAAGTGGAACAAAATTTATAGGTATAGATGCTTCTATACCAACTCCAGAATTAAATGGTACTAGGGTTAATAATAAAACTCAACATTATACTGTAGAGGATATTGCTTCTTTTGTAGGTGTAGGTTCAGAAGGACCTCAAGGAGTACAAGGACCAGCAGGACCTCCAGGACCAGTAGGACCAGCAGGTTTAGAATGGAAAGGGGCTTGGAACACAAACTCGTCTTACGCTGTTGATGACGCTGTAGGATTTAACGGAGCTTCTTGGTTTTGTATTTCAGCAGTTACAGGAACAGGAAACTCAAATCCAGAAGAAGACACTGAAAGTTGGGCTTTATTGGCAGCGCAAGGAGCTACAGGACCTCAGGGTGCGCAAGGACCTCAAGGACCTCAAGGACCTGCTGGGGTAGCTCTTACTAAAACTTACGGAACACTTGATGGGAGTACTGGAGATCCTGTTGATTTAATTTATGACATAAATAGATTGATTGACGGATCAGGACCTTTTAACCAGTTTAAATTACCTAACACATCATTAATAGGTAAAGAAATAGTCGTATATTTTTTTGGAACTAAAACTACTACTGTTTACCCATCATCAGGAAGTAATCGTTTTATTGTTGGAGCAGCATCATTAACAAGTAATATAAAATTATATTCAAATGATTATTATAAATTTACTTGTATAGGTTCAAATCTTTGGTTAGTAGAAAAAATGGAATTTACAAAAAAAGAATTCAAAGCTTTTATAACTCAAACAGGAACAAATAATCCTGTAATAGATACAACAAGTGTAAATACAACTGAAAAAACATTTACTATAACTAGAGTTAATACTGGAGAATATGAAATAACACCAAACACACCATTTTCAAACTTTAAAAAAGTATTTGTAAATTTAGAAATTCAAAGTGGCACAAGATCAATAGTAGTAGCTAACTCAAAAATAACTGTTTATACTTTTGATGACGGAGTTCCTTTTGATTTAATAGATTACTCTTATTTAAGCATAGAAATTTATACATAAATCAAGTAAGTAAAATAACAAATAAATAAATAAAATATGGCAACAATTCCAGCAGGAACAAGATTTATCGGTATTTCAACTACTGCCGATTTAGGAGAAAGAAAATCAACTATTCAAAATTCATTAACAGAACCTTATACAATTGAGGACTTAATTGATGGTGTTGACTTTACAGTATTAAACGCTACTACATCTGCATTATCTAAATCAACTTTAAACACAACTTATCCTATTGCTAGTTATCCAGTAGGATCTAAAGTTGTATGTAGAAGTATTACAGGTGGTGGATTAACTTATTTAAGAGTAGCTAGTGCTGATTGGGTTAGCTTTGCAGTGACAGCTGTATCCTAATTACAATTAAAAAAATGCTTTTAACCCTATCTTTTTGGTAGGGTTTTTTATTTTATCTTTGTAAAAAATAATTACAATGGTTGAAAAATTTATAAATAGCTTTACATCAGAGATTAAAGAACCTAACTCTTTCTTATTCTCATTAATTCTTGCAAATAAATTTCAAGGTGTCATATTTGTTAAGGATAATGAAGATGATTCTATGGTTGATTTTGTGGTTTTTATAGACGACAAGCTATACGATATGTTTGGAGAGGTTAAATTTAAAGACGTAGATATAGAGAATTATTCAATGTTTGATAAGTTGTCTGCAATATTTAGCGCAAATCAATACCACGCTTTGAAGTGGTTATTTATTAATGAAACAAATGAAGATGAATTATACTACAACAATATCAATTGATTTTGATGGAACTTTGTCATTGCCTGAGGTTCAGATATTTACAAAAACCTTAATTAGTAGAGGTTTTAATGTGGTTGTATTAACAACACGTTTTGAGAAGTTTCTTAATCAAGACTTAGTAAGGATAGCTGAAAAACTAGGTATAAGTGAAATAATTTACACTAATGGAGAAGATAAACATTATTTTATGGAAGGCATAGCTTTACATTTAGATAATGATGAAAGAGAGCTTAGATTGATTTCAAGATATACAGATACAGAAGTAATTAACGTAACAGATAAAGAATGGAAGGAAACAATAGAGAATTTACTATTTTAGAAATAGATATGTTCAATAGGATTGATGAAGCTATAGAAAATGAAGACCATAAGTACCAGGCTGATGTTATATGCGAATTGACAAAGAGAAATATGCTTGATGAATTTGATATTATAAGAACAGTGTCAATGTTATCATCTATCGTATGTAATTTAGAAGAGGACATAGAGTATGCGCAAGATGGTTTTCCTTCTGACGGTTGTAAGGTTATGTTATTTTCAGACGAGATACAGGATATGTATTTTGATGATTTCTCAAACGAAGATATACTATCAATAATCAAAGAAGAGTTAATTACAAGAGAAAGATACGAACTATTAAACGAAATAAAGAAAAATGAAGAAAACAGCTAAGTACTACAAAGAAAATCCAGAGGCTTACGAAAAGAAACTTGCCTACCAAAAGAAGTACAATGAAAAACCAGAACAAAGAAAGAAACGTTCTGAATTGGTTAAGATTAATCGAGAGGCAGATAAAAAAGGAATTGATAGAAATGGTAAAGATTACGACCACGCAGTTAAAAGACACGTTAAATCTTCTATTAACAGGGGTAGGAATTCAAAGAATAGTACAAAATATACAGATGGAGACAAAAAAACAAGAGGGTAAATGATTGTTATTATAAACAAAAAAGCCTTAATTGTATAAAATATAAAACAAATGGATGATTTTAAATCTTTCTTAAACGAAAACAAAGAGAAACTTAAAATTGAGTCTGCTATAGATAGACACCTTAATGATTATTCATCTGATTTCTCAAAGGGCAAAAAATTACGACCAATGAGGAGAAAGAATTACAGAAGAGATGAGCATAAAGGAAAGATAAAAGTATTAACAAATAATAGAGAGTACGACTTTATGAAGTATTACTTTCTTGTAAAAACTTGGGCTTCAGTTAGGTATGGTTTAAAATTTGAAGAAATAGAATTTTTAATGTATTTTTATTCAGAAACACACTTCTCAAATAAAGACTTTGATATATATGCTAAGGCAATATTAAACAAAGGGAAGAATATAAGTCGCTTTGTTGATATGGGATTTATTGAAATGTTACCAGGACAAGAGAGTGTTGTAAAGAGGACTAATAGATGTTATAGATTAACTCACAAGTGTAAGCATATTATAGCGTCTATATATAAAAAGATGGTATTAGAGGAGTCAATTGAAGAAAACCCTATGAATAACCCTTTATTCTTAAATCATTCAACTAGCTACAAAGACAAAAGAGTTAGGGCTTTAATAAAAGATATGAATGAGAGGAGGGATAGATTAATTAAGGGAGATACATTAAATTACTTACCAGATGATATAAATAGAAAGGAGGGCTAAACAACCCTCCTTTTTGCAATTTGTGAATCACTAATTAGTCTTCTACAATAACTATATTTTCGTAGTTCATTACTAAGAACTCTTCTCCGTTATATGTTATTGGATATGTCCTATGTTTATCATACCATATTATATCTCCAGGATTTACTTTTTCAACATTTTCTCCTACAGATACGACTTCAGCCTTATTAAACTTGATGTCACTTCCAGATCCTAATATTATTCCTCCATTAGACTTTAACTCATCTTTAAATGGCTTAACCAAAATATTACTTAATACTACCTTCATCTCTTTTGTGTGTTATAGTTGTGTTTGTTAATAATACTGTTACAGCTACAGATGCCGCATTCTCTAAAGCTAATCTAATTGCTTTTGCTGGGTCAATAATACCACTTTTAAACATATCAGTGTATTTGTAATCCTTAACATCATACCCAATGGATTTATCTTTCTTTAATAATTCAGATTGAATGTCGTCAGCCTTTAAACCTGCATTATATAAGATAGTCTTCATAGGGGCTTTTATAGCCTCTCTAAGAGCAGAATAACCTTTACTTGTGTTCTTCTTGCCGCCAATAGATAATGATGCGTTAAATAGAGTTAAACCACCTCCAGAAACAACTCCTTCTGCAATTGCACTTTTAACGGCATTGATGGCATCATCAACACGATCTAATTTCTCTTTAAGTTCAACTTCAGTTGTTCCTCCAACCTTAATAATTGAAACGCCACAAGCTAATTTAGATATACGGTCTTGTAAGTACTCTTTCTCTAATTTGTTATTAGAATTTGAAATAACTTTATCAAGCTCATCAATTTTAGATTGTATCTTATCAGAATTTAATCTTTCATTAAAGAATAAGATAGTATCTTCTTTGGTTACAGTAACTTTGCTACATTTACCCAATAATTCTTCAGGGTTGTATGCTTCAAGGTTTGTAGATGTGTCTAAATCAACAACAAGAGCGTCAGTAGCTAAAGCAATATCTGTTAAGTAGTCTCTACGTTTTTCTCCAATAGAAGGAGGGGTAATAACAGCTACTTTTAAACCATTCTTTTTATTAGCGTATAAAACCTTCATTACATCAAATTCCATTTCAGAAATAATTAATAACTCTTGGTTTTCTCTATGACAATGTTCAATGATTGGTAAAATCTCCCTAATGTTTTGAAATTTACGATTAGATAATAATAATCTAGGTTCTCCTGAAAACTCAATACTTCTATTCTCGGCTTTATTAATAAAACCTTCAAACTCCCAACCTCTAGAAATAGGCATACCATCAATAAAGTCTAAATAGGTTTTAGATGTATCTGATTCTTCGTGTGATACAACACCATTCTTTCCAGCCTGAACAAATGCATCTGCAATAATTTTACCTATCTCTTCATCATTATTAGAAGATATCTTGGCTACATCATAAATGTAATCATTATCTACTTCTACAGATACGGATTTTATATATTCAATCGTATCTTTGACCGCATCTTCAACACCATTCTTTACATCAATTGCTGACTTACCTTCTCTTAATAGTTTTTCTGTTTCGTCAATAATTGCTTTTGTTAATACAGCAGTACAAGTTGTTGCATCACCAGCTTCACTAACTGTCTTACGACAAGCTTGCTTTACAAATTCAGCACCTAAACTTTCAGAGGCATCTTCTAAGAAAATAGCATCAGCTACAGACACACCGTCTTTTGTTACGATAGGCAAACCACCATTGCTTTCTATTAATACTGTTCGACCCCTATACCCCATAGTGGTAGCTACGGCATCACAAACAGTCTTAATACCTTTTATCAAAGGCTCTTTTGCTTCTTGATTAAATTTTACTTCCTTAATATTCATATTAAATTAATTTTTATTATGCAAATATACACCTTTTTTTATTCGTATCTTTGCAAAGATTTTTACAAAATATAAAGATGTATGGCAAAAGTAGTTAAATCAGAAATGAAATGCAATGTAGCTAAGAGAACACCTAGTCATCCTAAGAAAAGTCACATAGTAAAAGCTTGTGAGAATGGAAAGGAAAAAGTAATTAGATTTGGGGAGCAAGGAGCGAAAACTGCTGGAAAACCTAAAGCAGGAGAAAGTGATGCGATGAAGAAGAAAAGAGCTTCGTTTAAAGCTAGACACGCTAAGAATATTTCTAAGGGTAAAATGTCTGCTGCATATTGGAGTGATAGAGTAAAATGGTAAATAATAACTTAAAAATATAAAATAAAATGTCATATCAAAAATTACAAGCAAATAGAGCGGCTGCTGTAACACCAAGTAATACAGCTAATATTCCATCATTATCTTCAGAAGCAGGAACACCTAATAGAGGATGCGTGCTTTATATTGGTACGAAAGGAAATTTAAAAGTATTGACTGTCGGAGGAGATGAGGTAACTTTTACAAACTTTCAAGATGGTAGTTTCTTGCCAGTTCAAGTAGTTAGAGTTTATTCAACAGGAACAACGGCATCTAATATCATAGCTCTTTGGTAATATGTTTATAGCAATAGCAAATGCAATAGGGGCTAATAGGTCTTCTGGTATTAAATACGACGCATCTTATCAAGAAATATTAGATGCAATGACTGGTTATGGATATACTTTACCTTCTGATGCAGAGAAATTAATACAAAATAAATTAATATTAGATTTAAAAGCCATTAATGCTTGGGATGAATTTGACGAGTTTTACAATTTTAGAACAAAATCAAACGAGTATGTTCCATTAGTTGATTGGAGAAATCCATCAAGAAGATGTAGTGTCTATTCAGGTATTACTTTTGAAATAGGAAAAGGATTTAAGGGTGGCGGTACAGGATACATAGACACAAACTATAACTATTCAACAGGTACTAAATATACAAGAAATTCTGCATCAAGATTTTTCTACATAGAAACTGGTATTACAAATAACATTATAGATGGTATAGATACAGGAAATCAAAATAGGAGTACTACACAAGTAATATCATCTCAAAGGATAAATCAAGGGTTAAACACATTATCTGGTACTTTTGGTTTTTCAACTACCGCTGGAATGAAATCAATTCACAGATTAGATTCCACTAATGTAAGGTGTGTTAATAATAAAACTGCATCAAGTTTTACAGCGAATAGTGATACATTAACATCGGCAACACAATTGATATTAAAATCAGGCGCTTCTTTTGGAGGTCATACTATATCTTTTCACGCAATGGGTAGTAATTTGTTTGATAAAAACGATGCAATAGTAGATGCTTATTCTGACTATGTAACTTCTTTAAATTCATTATAATTATGAAAGTATTGATAGCAAATGAAGAGCAATACAAAGCTCTTAACGGTTTTAATAACGACTGTTTTATTTTAAAATTTATAAAGGACAAACAGGGAAGATGGGTGGTTGGAGCAAATGTTTTAACTAATTATAAATTCTATGAAATTTGGCACGATTTATCACAGTTAGAAATAACAGACTATATACCGAATAATGATGAGTAGAAAAGAAAAAATAGACTTATTCCTATCAAAGTGGGTTAGTCGTAAATTGACTGTTTTTGTGGTGGCTTCTGTTGGTTTATTTAGCGGAGTTATTACGTCAACGGATTGGGTAATTATTGGAACTTCTTATATAACTATTGAAGGGGTTACTACTATTGTTGAACGCTTAATGAAAACAAAAAATGCAAATTAACGATTTGAAACTTTACGCACTAAATTCACTAACAATGGCAATTAGCTTTACAAATATAGAAGCTACTTTAAAAATATTATTACTATGCGTTTCTATTGTTTATACAATTATGAAAACTATTGAATTAATCAAGAAGAAATATGACGACAAAACAGATAATAGCTAAATATGGAAAACCAAATGTTACAGGAGAAGGTTATCTTGTAACAATTAATTTGCCATACCCAATGAGATTAGCTTGGGATACTGATACTATTGTTCATAAAATGCGTTGTCATAAATTAGTTGCTGACAAATTTCTTGCTGTATTTAATGAAATACATAGAGAGTACGGATATGCTAAAATAAAGGAACTTGGAATTGATTTATTTGGAGGTTGCTTTAATTTTAGAAAGATGCGTGGAGGTAATGATTGGAGTACTCATTCTTGGGGAATTTCATTAGATTTAGATCCTGCAAGGAATCAATTAAAGGAAACAAGTAAAACTGCTAGATTTGCTAGACCAGAATACAAGAAAATGATTGATATATTTTACAAACACGGATTTATAGGTTTAGGTAGAGAAGAGAATCGAGATTGGATGCACTTTGAAATTAAAGAATAAATAATTATGGCAAGAATAAAAACATATACAGTAGACACACTTATAACAGACAACGACATTGTTATAGGTAGTGATTCAGATAATCTGAGTCAAACAAAGAATTACAAGGCATCTGATTTAAGAGGTTATGTATTATCAGGATTAGACCCTGAAACTGGCGGTAACTTAAAAATTACAACAATTACCGCTACAAGTAGTGTATATTTAACTCCAAATGGATATGTAAACAATTTAAACCCTGCAATAGAGGTTTTAAGTTATGAAATTATATTCTTAATATTAAATGGAAGAACATATATTTTTAGAAGAAATGGAGACACATTTGGTGTTGGAGAAACTCAAACGTCTTCAGGAGACTTCACGGAAATAGATATTACATCCGTAATAAATGCTAATTTACAAGACTTAGATTCTGTATTATCTGAAGGTAATGTGTCTCAGGAAGATGCAAAAATAGGTGCTTTATTTTTGTACGATGAAATGAATGCTAATTATGGTAAGATATTTACAGATAAAGATACATTCATATTAAAAGATCGCTTATCAAATAATATACTTGAAGTTGGAGGTGGGTATATTACATTAAGACATAATAATTCTACAAACGATAAATTCTCAATTCAAAAACCTATAGGTTTAACAACCGCAAGAACAGCTACATTTCAAAACGCATCTGGAACTGTCGCTTATTTATCTGATATACCTACTGTTGAAATTCAGGAATTAGCAGATGGAGATAATATATCTATTGAATCAAGTGATGGAGTTTATACAATAAATTCAAATTACTACAATAGACCATATATAACAGATATACAATTTAGAAATTCATTAACAAATACTACTTTTTTTACTGGTGGTCAAAACTACACTTATAATGCAGTTTCTTCTCCAATAAATTCTATAAGAATTAAATTCAATGAATCTATTTTTAAAGTTACAACAAGTAATGTAAAAGTAGCTTCAATATTAATTGACTTTGAAAAAGATTCCGAAACACCTAAAAATAAAACTGAAATTTTCAATACAAATGTTACATTATCAGGAGACTATATTACATTTCCATTTGATTTTTCAACTTTTAGTAATACTGTTGGTTTAAGACCTATAAATATAAAGGTTTCTTTATACCCAGATGTAATTACAAATGGTGTAGAAAAGTGTGATGGAACAATATCAGAATCAATTTCAAATTTCTTAAATGACGCTTTATTTTAAAGTTATGAATAGATTTACTACATTTATATTGGGAGCATTATTTGCTGTTGTATTTCTTCATTTTTGCGAAGGTAAAAAGAAAGAAGATAAGGTTGTTACAGAGATAAAAGTTGTAAAGGTTACTGATACTCTAAAAATAAAAGGAGGTATTGTTACTAAGTATAAACAAGTATTTGTTAGAAAGACAGATACATCTGTTGTTTATTTAGATAAGCCTGATACAACATCTATTTGCGCTAATTACTATGAACAACCTATAGTTGGTAAAAGAAGCAATGGTATTGCTAGAATAACTACCACAGGAGAATTAGTAGACTTTTCAGCAACAATAGAGTGTCAAGATAGTATAACAGAAACAACAATAACAAAATATAGAGATAAGAGTCAATTATTCTTGTCTGGAGAATACAATACAAGTAGGACTATGCAATTAGGCGTAGACTACAATATTAAGAATACAATATTACTAAAGGCTGGAGCTGGATATAACTTCGAAAGTAAAGTTCCACATATTTCATTAGGCGTAGGAATACCTATATTTTAAGTATCTTTGCACTTTAATTTTAATTTAATTTAATATGAGTTTAGTTAGAAAAATAACAATTAGGATAGATAAAGATAGTGTTATGCACTACCAAGTAGGGAGCAAGGTTTTTTCAGGCTCTAAGGTGGTATCTGATATTATCAAGGAAGGAAAGTTCTTTGACATCTATGTAAGAGAAGCAGATAGTGAAGTAAAGATGATATGGAAATCTTTTAATTTAGATTCCGTTATACACATTGAATACGAAACTGATTTGTAATTATGAAGAGTCCGCATTATTTCATTGTAAAACCTCTAAATTCACAGAGGTATTCAAACTTGTCTGAAAGTGGTTTGTTATTAAACATATCATTTGAGGACCACAACTTTACACAAAGAATTGCAGAAGTTGTATCTGTACCAATAGGATATGAAGGGGATGTTGAAGCAGGTGACTTAATTGTAGTTCATCATAATACATTTAGAGTTCAATACAATAATCAAGGAATACCATTAGAAAGTAAATACCATATTGAAGACGATTTATTCTATGTAGAATTACCATTAGCTTATATGGTTATTAAGGGTAATAAAAAAATAGCTTTACCTCCTTATTGTTTTGTAGAACAAACATATATTGAAGATAAATGGGAAGGACTTATTCAAGAAGAGCAATATGGTATATTGAAGTACAAGAATAAAGAAATGACTAATTTTAATCAAGGGGATAAAGTTGGAATGATGAAGGATTCAGAATATGAATTCGATGTGTTTGGAGAGAAGTTATATATGATGAATCAAAATAGATTATTACTTACAATATGAAGGGATTAAGTAAAGATATTGAAATAGCTGTTGATACTGTAATTGAAGGATTAGAGTATGAAACCGATATGTCTTTAGTTGATGCTGACAAAGTAAAGACCATTGTAAAAGCAAAGGTCGATTCATTTAAGTATGGTAAAGATTTACTTGTAAGATGGCAGAATAGTAATAACGCTCCAAATGATGCTACTTTAAAGAAGTATGTAAAAAGACTAATAAAAGCTGGAGATATTGCTTTAGAAGTACTTAGAAATGCTTTAAGGAGTAAGATTGATTATAATGAATTAGATCCATCTAAACACCATTTAGCTATTTCCGTTAAACCATCTATTCACCAGGCTATTGTAGAGATAGATTCTGCATTAATGGAATTACGTTTACAATTAGACGCTGATAATATTAATCTAAAGGATAATGAATTTAAAAGAGGGTATCCTGAAAAGTTTGCTTCTGGAGAATTTTTACCTACAAAAGATTATTATAAAGAATGGTATGACAAAAAAAATGACGCTGTAATTATATGCCCTAAGGGAACTAAAGGTGAATTAATTAAAGTTGGAGAATTAAATGTTATACTACCTGAAATACCAGCAAAGAAAGATATACTTTTTTCTAAACTAAAGAAAGAGGACCAATATTGGAGAAGACTTGATGTACCTACTGGATTATCTCAAGATACTGTTGAATCATACGCTGAATATATAATAGAGGAATTTAGAAGACGTAGAGAAGGTATTTGGTTTATGAATAATGGTAAAGCTCAATATTTAACAGGAACTCATTACTTTGCCTTACAATGGGTAAAGATGGAAGACTCAGGTGGATATATGGACTTTAGATTTGCTCAAAGAGATATGTTTTACTTTACACAAGCGTGTATTGTAGATGATAGATGTCTTGGAGAGTTATTTGTAAAGTCAAGACGTACAGGTTACACTTATCAAATACTTTGTCAATTACTTAATGACGCAACCTCTGTATCAAATGCAAGACTTGGTATAACATCTAAATCTAATGATGATGCTGAAAAGGCATTCTCTAAATTAAGTTATGGTTTTTTAAATTTACCTTTCTTCTTTAAACCTATTGTAAAGGGCGTAGAAGATTCAAAGAAAAAATTAGACTTTGCCAAGCCTTCAGATAGGAGTAAGATTGGAAAGAAAAAGAACGATACAAATACAGACGATTACTTAAATACATTAATTGACTTTTTACCAACAAAAAATGATTCTTATGATGGTCAGAAGATGTTTAGATATTTAGCTGACGAGGCTTCTAAATGGACCAAACCAGCAAATTTTGAAAAACACTGGGGTCAAGTATCACCGACTTTTGATACAGGAGGTAGAATTGTAGGTAAAGCATTTGTAGGTTCAACCGTAGCCGCTATGAAAGATGGTGGTGAAGAATACTACGAATTGTATAAGTCTTCAATGATTAAGAAGAGAAATAAGATTACAGGAAGAACACCATCAGGATTATACACTTACTTTTTGCCAGCCCATAAGAATATGGAGGAATTTACAGATAAGTATGGTGTTTGCCACGAGGTTATAGAAAAAGGTAGTGGATTTGAGAATGTTCAAGGTAATTGGAAGACAATAGGTTCAATTCAATTCTTAGAGGCTAAGAGAATCAGTAAGAAGAAGGAAAGCGACATTTCTTATAATGAAGAATTAAGAGCATTCCCAATGACAATTGATGAAGCATTTAGAGATGAGTTATCTCAGTCTACATTTAATATTGAGAAGATATTATCGCAAGTTAAGATTAATGACGAACACGAAATAGAAAACACATTAGTTAGAGGTAATTTCCAATGGAAAGATGGGGTACAAGATACAGAAGTAGAATGGCATCCTAATGAAAAAGGCAGATTCTTGATTTCCTGGATACCTCCATACGAAATGCGTAACAAATTTGAATGGAAGAATTTATACGGAATGCAAACAAGATTTCCTTCGAATGAAGATATTGGTGCTTTTGGTTGTGACCCTTATGATATATCAGCTACGGTAGAAGGAGTTAGAAAAGATGGTTCTTATAATGAGAATACAGATAGAGCATCTAAAGGTGCTTTACACGGTTTAACATCGTTTTCATTTTCTAATGCGCCAAACCATAGTTTCTTTTTAGAGTATGTATCAAGACCAAGAACAGCAGAGATATTCTTTGAAGATGTATTAATGGCTTGTGTTTTTTATGGTATGCCTATATTAGCAGAGAATAATAAACCACGTTTACTATATCACTTTAAAAATAGAGGTTATAGAGGATATTCTATATCTCGTTTTGATAAACCTGAAAATAGATTATCTCCGACAGAGAAAGAATTAGGTGGTATGCCTAACTCCTCTCAAGATGTTATAAATATGCACGCTACTGCAATAGAATCTTACATAGAGAAATACGTTGGATCGTATGATGATGATGGAGAAATACCAAAGAATATGCCTTTCAATGCTACGTTAAAAGATTGGATGAAATTTGAAATAAATAATAGAACAAAATATGATGCATCTGTTAGTTCTGGATTAGCTATTATGGCTGTAAACAGAAAGATGTATATGCCAAAACAAAGAGAATTAAAGGATATCACTATAAATTTAAGATTATACAATAACTAATTATGATAAAAAAGAAAACAGAAGGCGTTTCAATTACTTATAGAAGTTTTCCAGACCAAAATGTACCATTTGAGGTTCAATCGAGTACAGATTATGGTTTGCAAGTAGCTGAGTCGATACAGTACGAGTGGTTTTCAAGAAGCGCAAGAAGTTGCAAATACTTCGAACAAAGAGATGACTTTCATAATAGACGTATGTATGCTAATGGTATGCAAAGTTTATCAAAGTACAAGGAGAAGTTCGCTGTTAATGGTAATATGTCTTACTTAAATTTAGATTGGAAAGTTGTTCCTGTAATACCAAAATATGTAGATATTTTATCTAACGGTATGGCACAGAGAGAGTTCCAAGTTAAGGCTACTGCTGTAGATCCTACATCTATCAAGCAAAGAGCTGAAAAGAAAAGAGGTTTAGAGAGAGATATGGTTGGTAAAGATATGGCTATTGATATCAAAAATAAATTAGGCATTGATGTAACATCTGTTCCGATTGATAAGATACCTGGCTCAAAAGAAGAGTTAGATATTCAAATGGAATTAGAATACAAACCACCTATTGAAATGGCAGAAGAAGTTGCTATTGAATCAATCTTTAAATTTAATGATTACGACAAAACAATTAGACGAAGAGTCGAAAAAGATATTATAGAGGTTGGAGTTGGTTTTGCAAAACATAGATTCACGCCTTCAGATGGTGTTAAGTTGGAGTATGTAAACCCTGCTAATCTAATTTGGTCTTATACAGAAGACCCTTACTTTCAAGATTGTTTTTATTTTGGAGAGTATAAAAATGTTAATTTATCTGAGGTATATAAAGAATACCCAAATCTTTCAGCAGAACAAAAAGAGAGATTACAAGGTATTTCATCTTCTTGGAACAATTACTATGAATTAAACTACGATAGTCAAAATACAGATGTATTAGATGGTAAAATAGGTTTACTTTACTTTAATTATAAAACATCAAGAGAGAAAGTTTGGAAAAAGAAAAAGAACTCTAAAGGTGGTTTAAAAGTAATACCAAAAGGAAATGACTTTATTTACAAAGGTACAGGTGATGCTGACTTTGAAAAATTAACTAAAGTAGAAGAAGTTTGGTTTGAAGGAGTATTAGTTTTAGGAACAAGTATCTTATTGCAATGGAATGTAGTTAAAAATATGGTTAAGGAGAACTCAAACCTTAATAAAGTATTACCTAACTATATTGGTGTTGCTCCAAAGATGTATAAAGGATTCATTGACTCTACAGTTAATAGAATGATACCTTTTGCTGATGATATTCAGATGTCTTGGTTAAAACTACAACAAATTAAACAAAGAGTTGTTCCTGATGGTCAATACATTGATATTGATGGATTAGTTGGAATAAAACTTGGAAGTGGAAATAAATACACCGTTGAAGACGCACTTAATATGTACTTCCAAACAGGTTCTGTAATCGGTAGAAGTCAAAATGTGGGTGGTGAATTTAATAGCGCTAAAGTACCAATTCAAGAAATTAGACACTCTTCTGGTCAAGATAAGATTAGTTCACTATGGAATAGTATTCAGATTTCTATGGATATGATTGCATCTGTAACAGGAATTAATCAAGCAATTGATGGCAGTAACCCTGATAAAAATAGTTTAGTTGGTATTCAAAAGATGGCAGCTTATTCATCTAATGTAGCTACAAGACATATTCTTGAAGGCAGTATGTTTGTTACTAGAGAGTTAGCTAAATGTATAGCTATTAGAGTATCAGATATATTACAATTCTCTGAGTTAAAGAATGACTTAATCAATAAAATATCTGCAAATAATGTAGATGTATTAAAGACCATAGATAAATCTTACTTACACGACTTCGCAATTAATATTGATTTAGTTCCAGATGATGAAGAAAGAGCTAAATTAGAGGCAGACATATCAATAGAAATACAACAAGGTAATCTTGGTGTTGAAGATAAGTATGCTATATTAGGTATTAAGAATATGAAGTTGGCAGGTAAATACCTTGCAGTTAGAAAAGACAAGAAGATGAAAGAAAGACAAGAGGCTGAAATGCAAAAAATGCAAGCTCAAACTCAATCTAATGTTCAGTCATCTCAAGCAGCTTCAGAAAGTAAAGCACAGTTAATTCAGTTAGAAGGTCAATCTAAAGCAATGGTAGAACAAACAAGAGTTCAAGCTGAGATGGAGAAAATGCAAATGGAGGCTCAATTAAAACTACAACTAATGGAAAGAGAGTTCCAATACCAAATGCAATTAAAAGGTATAGAGGTTGAAGGTATGAAGAGCAAAGAAACTATGAAGGAAGATAGAAAAGACGAGAGAACAAAGCTACAAGCCACACAACAATCCAAGATGATTGAGCAACGTAAAAAAGATATGTCATCTATAAACTTCGAGTCCTCAGAAGATAGTTTGGATGCGTTTTCATTAGGGTCTTTTGAACCTCGTTAAAAAGTGTCTTAATATTTCGTAATTTTGCAAAAAATTTTAATCTAATCTAAATTAATATGAAGTTGAAACTAGAAGGCTCTGAATGGAGTCAAGTAGAAGATAATAATAATGGTGTTCAAAATAATGATGTGATCATTGACAATGAACAAAATTCAGAAGTGAACACACAAGATGTAACGGACCAAATTACTGATTCAGTTACAACAACAGAGGATAACGTTCTTAAATTTAATAATGAAGATGAAGTTTTAGAGTTTATCAAATCTAAAGAAGACTTATATTCTAAAGTAGCTGTAAAGTCTGAGGAAAAGGAATTGCCTTCAGATATCAAGAAGTATTTAGAGTTTAAGGAACAGACTGGTAGAGGCTATGAGGATTTCGTTAATTATCAAAGAGATTATTCAGAGGTTGATAAAGATGCACTTGTAAAGATGTATATTAAAGAAAACAACCCTGAGTTTGATGAATTAGATGTTAATGAAGAATTTGCCGAAGCATTCTCTTATGATGAGGATTATGATGACGAAAGAACTATCAATAAAAAAACTCGTGCCTTAAAGAAACTTCATAAAGAAGCTTTAGATTACTTTGAAGGACAAAAGGAAAAATGGAGTGTTCCGTTAGAGGTTACTAACAACACTGTTATTCCAGACGACTACAAAGCAGCTAAGGAAACTTTAGAAGCATTAAAGACACAAGAAGAGGTTTCAAAAAAACAGGGTGACTATTTCTTACAAAAGACTGATGAGTTATTTTCTAATGAATTTAAAGGTTTTGAGTTCAAAGTTGGAAATGAGGTAATCGTTCAAAGACCAAGTAGTGTAGATTCTGTTAAGGAAAGCCAAAAAAATGTTATGAACTTCTTTAGTAAGTTCTTAGATGAGAATGGTTTGATTAAAGATGCTGAAGGATATCACAAAGCTCTTTATGTAGCAATGAATTATGAATCTGTTTTAAAGAATGTATATGAAACAGCTCAAGCAAAAGCTATAGAGGGAGAAGTTAGAAATAGCAAGAATATAGATATGTCTATCAGAACAGCACCTCAAACTATTTCAACAGGTACAAAGTTCAAGTTAGTATAAAAATATAAAAATAAAAAAATTAAATTATGGCATTAGAAGCTACACCAGGAGTAAAATTAACTCCTACTGCGACAAAAGAAATTTTGTCTACAAACTATTATGAAGCGGCTGACTTCGATTTCAGCACATCAATTTTACCTGAGTTATACGAAAAAGAATTTGCTCGTTACGGTAATCAATCTTTAAAAGGATTCTTAGAAAGAATGGGTCAAGAGATGCCAATTCAATCTGACTTAATTAAATGGTCTGAAGAAGGTCGTTTAAGACCAGTTGGTACAGGTATTTCTCGTTCTTCTAACGTGTTTACTTTAACTGCTCACCCTTTCCGTAAAAATGATACAGTTGTTATCGTTGGAACTACAGGTATTGAGAAAAAAGGTATTGTATCTGCTGTTACAACTGATACATTCACAGTTCTTCCTACTGAAGCTGCTGGATGGCCATCATCTAACTTTGCTGCTGACCTTAAAGCATTTACTTACTCTAATGAGTACAGAAAAGGAACTAATGGTAGAGAAGAGTCTTTAGAGGCGCAACCAGACATCTTTGAGAACAAACCAATCATCATCAAAGAATTAGATGAAGTTAATGGTTCTGATATGACTCAAGTTGGTTGGATTGAAGTAGAAGGAGAAAACGGAGCTGGTTACTTATGGTACTTAAAATCAAGAGCGCAATCTCGTATGAGATTTGATGATTACCTTGAAATGGGTATGATTGAGGGTGTTTCTTATGAAAGTGGTTCTGCTGCTGCTACTGCTGGATTTACAGGAACTGAAGGTTTCTTCGAATCTGTAGAGCAAGGAAATATCTTCTCTGGTGTTATTACTTCATTAGCTGACGTTGATGATATCTTAGCTCGTTTAAACAAGCAAGGTGCTATCTCTGAATACATTATGATGAATGACTTTGAGCAAGATAGAGCTTTAGATTACTTATTAGCTTCTCAAAACTCTTATGGTGTTGGTGGTACTTCTTATGGTGCTTTCAATAACAGCGAAGATATGGCTTTAAACTTAGGATTCACAGGATTCAAAGTAGCTGGTTTTGAAATCTATAAATCTCAATGGAAATACTTAGACGATCCAACTGCACGTGGTTTATTTGAAGGTAATCAAGCAATTAACGGAGTTATGTGTCCTTCAGGAACAAAAACTGTACGTGATGAAGTATTAGGAGCTAACGTTACTTTACCTTTCTTACACGTTAAATACCGTAAATCTGCTACAGAAGATAGACGTTACAAAGTTTGGCAAACAGGTTCAGCAGGTGGTGCAAACAACTCTGACTTAGATGCTAACCAATTACATATGTTGTCTGAAAGAGCATTATGTACTATGGGAAGAAACAATTTTGTCTTAATTCGTGGATAAAATTTTGTAAGAAATTACATAATATAAAGAGGGGTTAGTTCCCCTCTTTTTTTATACCTTTATTTCGTACCTTTGCAAAAATAAAATTTAATTTAATTAATTATGGCAAAAACAACAAAAAGTGCTGAATTAGCACCAAAAGACAAGACTTACACCTTGTTAAGTACAAACACACCTATGCAATTCTTTTTAAGAAACAGGCATAAGAAACAATCTCCATTACAATACTACGATGAGGAGAAAAAACAATTAAGGTCTTTATGTTATGCATCAAATCAAATATCAATCTTTGAAGATGAGCAAACAGGAGATGTAATGTTAGGTTCTATTGTGTTTGTGAATGGTAATTTAACTGTACCAAAAACAAATCCTCAATTACAACTATTCTTAGATACTACACCTGACAATGGTATTGTATTTGAAGAATTTAAACCAGATGAAATTGCTGAAAGAGAAATTACAAGTATTGAACTTGAAATGGAAGCATTACAAATCGCTATGGAGTTAAAGGCTTCTGAAATGGAAAGTATTGCTTTAACGGTATTTGGATCTAGTGTACTAAAGAAAAAGACCGCAGAAGTGAAGAGAGATTTATTTGTTTACGCAAAAGAAAATCCAGAGCATTTCTTGGCATTAGCTAAAGATGATATGACTAAGTTAAAAGGTTTAGCTGTTAGGGCAGAAACTTTAAATTTGTGTCAGTATAAATCTAATGCTTTCTACAACAACGATACGTTATTATGTAAAGTTCCTTTTGATGAAACAGATAAGTATAACACCATTGCAAGTTGGATGAATTCAACAGATGAAGGTAAGGCTTTCTTAAAGTTTATTGAAACAAAGATTAAGTAATTTAGGTTTCTATATCTATGATTACAAAGGAGTGGTTTAAGTATCACTCCTTTTTTATTTGTATCTTTGCAAATAATTTTATAGATATGATAAACCAAGTTTATACTACAGTTTTAGCAATTATAAATAAAGATAATAGAGGTTATGTGTCTCCGTTAGAGTTTAATTTATATGCAGAACTTGCTCAAATGTCCTTGTTTGAGGAATTATTCCATAAGTACGCTAAATCAATTGTAAAGCAGAATGCAAGAATGTATCATTCTGAGTATTCAGATATACCAAAACACATAAGAGAAGTAATAGATATATTTGTAAGTGAAGCTGATTTATCATTGGTATTAAATAGCGGAAATATATATGAATATGTTGTGTCTGATTTTTATAGAGGTATAAAAATAGATAGATTATCATCTGGTTCTGATTCGTTTTCTGGTAGAAAAGAAGTTGAAGAAGTTAGTAAATTAGAGATTACAAAATTACTTAACAATAATTTGATAGCACCTACAAGTGAATACCCAATCTACATAGGTATTAATGGTAAATATAGAATATTTCCAATAGATTCTATATCAAAAGTAATAGGTACTTATATAAGAAAACCTAAACAACCTAAATGGACTTATCAAGTGGTTGGAGGAAATCCTTTATTTAATCCTACAGCTACAGATTACCAAGACTTTGAACTTCCTGAGTCTATGTTTAATGATTTAGTTGTAAAGATTTTAGGATATGCAGGTGTAGAGATAAGAGAGGCTGATATAATCCAAGTATCACAAGGAATGGAAGTTAACAACAATAACCAAGAACAATTATAATGGCACATCAAATTTTACCACCTATAAATTATTATCAAAACGAAGAGAATTGGGGAAGTTATCAATATGTAACTTTATCTCAGTTAGTAGATAATTTTATGTTAAACTACATTGGAGATGATAACTTGTTATCTAATGTAAAGAGATACAATGTATTAGCCCAATTTAAGAGAGGTATTCAAGAATTTAACTACGATACATTAAAAGAGATTAAGGTTACAGAGCTTGAAGCTAATGATAATTTAACTGTTATATTACCTCACGACTATGTTTCTTATGTTAGAATATCTATTGTTGGTCAAGATGGTTTACTAAGACCATTATCACAAAACTCTTATACAACTCTAGGAGCTGCTTATTTGCAAGACAATCAATTCAATATTTTATTTGATGAAGATGGATATCCTTTGGAAGCAGAGGAAACTGAAATGACTAAGAGGTATAAAATTGGTAGTCCGTATTCTGAAGGAGATTGTGAGTTACCATTTGATAATTCACCTGCTTATGGTTTAAAACCAGATATTAATGCTAATGGCTATTTCAATATAGACAAGAGAAGAGGTATATTATCATTCTCTTCAAATGTAAGGGGTAATCTAATCGTTATGGAGTATGTATCTGATGGTTTAGAATACAACAATGGAGAAGAGGTAATGGTTCATAAATTAGCAGAAGATGCTTTATATAGCTATGTTAAATACCAATTATTAAATAATAAATATGGTATTCAAGAATACATTATAAATAGAGCTAAGAAAGATTACTACAGAGATTTACAAAACACCAATATAAGAATGCTTGATTTAAGAGGTGATGAACTTCTTATTATGTTAAATGGCAGAAAAAAATGGCTTAAATAATGGGTAAAATTCAAAATAATTTTCTAAAGGCGACAGTTAATAAGGATCTTGATGAGAGATTAACTCCTAACGGACAGATGACAGATGCTACCAATGTTATGGTTATATCTGAAGATTCTGGTAATGTTGGTGTTTTAAAGAATATAAAAGGTAACTTAAAAGTTACTAATACAGGAATAGTAGGAGCAGAAACAATAGGCAGTATTTCAGATGAAGCAAAGAATAGAGCTTTTTATTTTGTCAAGGGTCTTGGATATGATTACGTTATTCAATATGATACTGAGGTTGATGATGTGAATACTGCATATACTATTGTATTGCAAGATACAGCAGGTCGTGTATTAAATTTTGATACCGAATATCGCATATCGCATTCTGACATATTTACAAGTGTAGAGGGAGATGATTTATTATCTTGGACTGATGGTTTAAATCCTCCAAGAATAATCAATATAGAGAGAGCTAAGACGTATGGTATTGATGGTTTTTCAGAAGATGAAGTATCTGTAATGAAACCTTCTCCTATTTTTGCTCCAAGTGTAACTCAATTTCAATCTACAAATATTGACTTTGCAGGATTCCTTAGAGATAAATTCTTATCATTTGCTTATAGATATAGATATAAAGATGGATATTACTCTTCGTTTTCTTCGTGGAGTCCTTACGCCTTTACTCCAGGTAGCTTTAATGTTGATTTAGATACGTCAACTAATTTATCTATGGAGAACATATCCAAGTCTTATGAAATATCATTTAATACAGGACCAAGAGAAGTAGAGGAAGTAGAGTTAGTATTTAAGATATCTAATAGTAATAATGTTTATTCTATTATTAAGTTAAATAAAGCAGATGAAGTATGGGCTGATAATTTCAACAAATCATACTTATTTGAAAATTATAAGGTTTACAATGTATTATCTGAGAATGAATTTTTTAGAAGTTTTGATAACGTACCATTAAGTGCTTATGCTCAAGCTAGGATAGGTAATAGGTTAGTTTACGGAAACTTTGTTGAAGGTAGAGATATAGATTCTAAAATAGACTTTTCAGTTGATTATGATAGTCAAACTATTAATACATTAGATATAGAGGATGTTGGAAGTTACGAAGCTCCTTATGAAATACCATCTCTTGTAGATTTTTGGGGAGTATCTGATCGGACTATAGTTAGTTCAGGTGAAGGTATAAGCATAGATTATGAAACAAATATTATAACACTTGAAAATATTTCACCTACTGACGATAGGAGATTTCAAGTAAATGTTACACTACAAAAAGAAGCTACTTTTTCTTCTGTAGGTTGTTTTTGTGATGTATATGTTGACGGTATGTTAGACCATACATTTTCATTTCCTTCTGGAGTTACAGAAGATGAGCAAGGAATTACATTATTTATACCATCTTTTTATAAACCTCCTGGATTTTCTTGTGAAGTATATCTTGTTGTTAGGTCTGATAGTCCTTTGTTATGCAAATTAAAGGCTGATTTTGGAATATTGTCTGCTTCTCCGCCTTATATGTCTATAAAAGGATTTGATACGGATGGGTATTATCAATTATTCTCTAATGAAGATAATCTAATAAATAAGAAATCTTTAGATATTGATTTTACAAATATACCAGTTATAGATGGTACACAAATATTATTTGAGTTTGATATAAGAAGTTATTTCTCTCCAAATGATTTGTTGCAACCTATAGATAATCCTAATTTATATAAGTTTCCATATACTGTAGTTGGAACTTACTTAACTAAAGAGGATTTTATAACAAACTCTAACTTTATACCTCAACTTGAAACATTCTTTTCAGCACAATTAGCAGATGCTGATTCAAACATACCTGGAGCTATCAATGTTGTAGTAGATCCGTTATTAACGAGTTTCGACCCTATTACAAACGTATTAAACTTAATAATACCAAATAGAACATTAGATGTAGAAGAAACTGGAAGTGGTGATTTAGAAGAGAAGATAGATTATGTTTTTTGTGAAGGTGTATTAATATCATATTCTTTAGGTACACTATTTACAAGTATGCACTCTTCAAGAGATTACGAAGTTGGTATGGTATTCTTGGACAATAAAGGAAGAAAGACAACTGTAATAGATTCAAAAAATAATAGCGTATATGTTGAAGCTATTAACTCAGTAACTCAAAATGTATTAAAAGTAACGACTACTGGAACACCTCCTAGTTGGGCTAAGTATTATAAATTTGCTGTAAAGTATAATAGAGGAAAATACGAGACTATATTTACAAAGAAAGTATATACTGTAGGTTTGTTCTCTTACTTAGAACTTGTTGGGGATAATAAGAATAAAGTAAAAGATGGTGATTACCTTGTGGTTAAGAGTGATTTAAACGGTCCTTTAAATAGTTATGTAAAAGTAAAGGTATTAGAGGCTAAGTTTTACGATAAAGACGAAATAGATACAGATACAGAAAGTGGGTTTTTCTTTAAGGTAAAGGCTGGTAATTTTGATTTAAGAGTTTCGGAAGATGACTTTTTAGAATTTATTGGTCCAGCTAAATCATATAGAAGTCCTTACTATATTGAATCAGCAAAAGTAGAACTTCCGATTGGAACACCGTTAGCTTTCACAAGTGGTAATGTAGTTAGGTTTGTATCTTATTGTAATAGAGGTGGTAGTTCTTCGTTTGAGAATAAAATGGACCAAGAGTACTTACTTACAAGAGATTATGCTGACTTTAGAGCTGTGTTTGAAGATATAATTGAGCCATCAAATGCATATCAAAAGTTTGCGGTTGAAGGAGATGTTCAGATGTCTTACAAATGGATTCCAGATCCAGCTGGTAGAACTCAAATTAGTTTTGCTCCACGTACAGGTCGTAGAAATAGCGATATAGATACCAAGACAGATATATATGTAACAAAATCTAATATACCTGTATTCGAAACAATACCATTAGATAGCGATAATAACGTATATGTAGAAACCCCTAGAACTTATGTAATAAATAATGGTCAGTATCAATTCACAACTCACACGTTAAGTGATGTGTTTAATTGCTATTGTTTTGGTAATGGTGTTGAAAGTATATCTGTTAGAGATGAGATGACTACAAACTTCTTAAATTTAGATTACGCTGTAAATGCAGTAAGTGAAGATATATATAGACAAGTAGATAGATATGCTGATTTAACATATTCTGGTATTTATCAAGAGAGTACAAACGTGAATAGATTGAATGAGTTTAATCTATCGCTAGCAAACTATAAAGATGATTTAGAAAAGTCTTTTGGTCCTATTAGGGTATTAGATTCAGAAGCTACAGATTTACTTGTAATTCAGGAAGATAGATTTAGCAAGGTTTTATACGGTAAAGACTTACTTTATAATACAGATGCAACTACAAACTTATCAAGAATAGAAGATGTATTAGGTCAACAAGTAGTTTATGGTGGTGAATACGGTATTTCATTTCAACCTGAATCTTACGACTCTTACTCTACAAACGCATTTAGCGTTGATATAAAGAGAGGTTGTGTTGTTAGGCTTAATGATAGTAATGGTCTTATGGAAATTAGTTCTAATGGAATGAGAGATTACTTTAAGACTTTATTTAGAGATAATGAAATCGTAAACATAATTGGTAAGTATGACGCATTCTTTGACACTTACATTGTAAATATTAAGTATTTAATACCAGGCAAAGTATATACATCAACACCTTATGATTATGTAACGTGGGTATATTCTCCAGAGGCACAAGGATTCTTAGGGAAGCAAACATTTAACCCTGATGAAATGCTCAGAGTGAATAATCATTTCTTATCATTTAAAGGAGCAGATGTTTACAAACATAATATAGGTCCTTACAGTAATTTCTATGGAACATCAAATTCTTGTGGTTTTGAATTCAACTTTAATCAAGAACCTTCAACAAGAAAGATATTTAAGAATATTTCTATAGAAGGTAATACCCCTTGGCAAGTAGCTCTTAAAACCGATATGCAAAGTGGTTATATATCAATTGCAGACTTTAAGAATAAAGAAGGGGTTTATTATGGATACGTTAGAGGTGACGATGCGGTAGATACAGCAACATTAGCTGTTAGTGGTATAGGAACAATAAGTAGTATTGTAGGTAACGTTGTTAACTTTAACGGAACTATATCTACTTTAATTAGTGTTGGTGATTTAGTTTTCGATACAAACTTACAACAAGTAGGTACTATAACTGGTATTACAAGCAACTCGATAACGATAAATAGTACGTCACTTATTTCTATAGGAATGTTCTTATTATCTGCAAAACCTAGTAGTGTAGAAACATCAGGTATTAGAGGTTATTATATGAATGTAAAAGCAGAATTAAACACAACAGGATACGCTGAGGTTTACGCCTTAAATTCTGAGGTATCTAAATCTTTTGAATAAAAGAGGTATATTTGCAATATGGAATTAAGAGCTGTTAAATATAGTGATTACGAGCAATTAAAGGAGTGGTGGAGCTTTTGGGAGTTCCCTGCTCCTCCTATCGTTGCACTACCTAAATACGATGAAGAAACAACTACAGGACTAATGGTTACTAAGGATGGTGTAGATGTTTGTGCTGGATTTTTATACGAAACTAATTCAGCATTATGTTGGTTAGAATTTATAGTAGCAAATCCGAATGTAAGTAAAGAAGACAGAGGAGAATGCCTTGATAAACTAATACAAGAATTTACAATAGAAGCTCAGTCATTAGGCTTTGGAGCTATCTTCGCATCAATTAAACACCCTTCTTTGCTAAATAGATATATAAAGGCAGGGTATGAAGTAGGAACAACAAATACAAACGAACTTATAAAAACATTATAAAATATATGGGTGCAATGACAGCAATAGCAGCTACAGGAGCATTAGCAAGTGGTATTCAAGCAATATCAGGAGCAAAGCAACGTAGAGATGCAAAGAATGCATTAGAGAATTACGAAAGACAAAACCTAGAGAATGTAGCTGAAGGGTTACAAGTATCTACATTAGGGTCTGACTTACAAAGAGAGGAGCAAGCAAGATTAGCTGCATCTCAAGTTGGGGCGTTACAAGGCGCTGGTGTTAGAGGTTTAGTTGGAGGTTTAGGTAGAGTTGAAGCTGGTAATCAAATGACTAATAGAGAAATTGGTGCTAACTTAGATGCTCAGCAAAAACAAATAGACCAAATGTACGCTCAAGACCAAGCTAATATAAGAGGTATGCAAGAGCAAAGAGAAGTTGGTGATATATCAGCATTATCTTCGCAATATAATGCAGGAAATGCAATGATGTGGCAAGGAATTGGAGGTATCGCACAAAGTGGAATGTCTGCTTTATCAAATCCTAAGTTATGGGGAGGAGAAGGAAAAGGAACTACAACTACAGGAGGAACAACAACACCATCTACAACAACCACTTCTACTCCAACAACAACTCAGTTTGATATGTATAAGTCTCTAAGCGAAACAATTGGTAATATGGGTAAAACTGCACAACAGCCAACGACAAATAATTTTGGATATGTAGACCCTAGAATGAATCAATATTTAATGGGTCAGTTTTATAGTCCTAATCAAAGAACACAATAATTATGGCAATAGGTAGAGTAGGAAGTTTTGCAACAGTAGAGCCAGCGTTAGTTGACTTTGGCTCAATGGCTGAAAGAAATATAGATAAAATTAAGGCTGAGGAAGAAGCTAAGAAGGTGGCTAAGGCTAAGGCTGAACAAGCTAAAAGAGATGCTGTAAAAGATATTAAAGACCCTAATATACAAAAAACAATTGGCATTGGAGCTATAGATGAAGGTATTTCTAGAGCTATGAGAGGTGAGTTTGAAAGATTTGCTGATTACAAATCAATTGGTGATGCAGATAATGCTGGAAGGTCTGCCAGAAAGATGAATATAGTTGCACAACAATCGGAATATTTACAAAAAGCAATGTCAGATTATCAAGCAGCTATAAAAACAGGAGATGATATTAATCCAGAAGCCTATAGAGGAGTTATGAATTTCTTGACAAACTTAGATAAAGATAAAGTTAAGGTTTCTTTTGAAGGAGATGACCCTACAATTTCTGTAATGAATGAAGATGGTACATATCCAGAGCCTAGCAATTTAGTTGATTATGTTCAAAATGTATTAACTCCAGTTAGAAATTATGTTGAAATAGACGACATTAAAAAGGTTACAGACACAATTAAAGCATCTGTTACTGAAAGCGGAAGCTACGCTTTAAACACAAAAATTACAGATATAAACAGCAAAGAATCAGCTCCTCAAGTAAATGAATTAAGAAGACAAGCTAAACTAAGAACTTCTCTTGATGAATCTATGTTTAATTGGTATAATAACCAAAGAGCGCAAAATAATAAGCTTCCATTTAAAGTTAGTGGTTGGACTGATGAAGAGAAAAAACAAGCAGAGGATTATTACTTCAATACATTTAAAGATTCTTACAATAGAGAGGTTGAGAAAGGATTTGGTAGTACTGGAGGTGGTTCTGGAGGAGGAGGTAAGGAAACTCCAAGTATTCCTTCTATAGTAGAACCTGTTGTAGCTGGTACTGTTGGTTTCAATGACTCAGTAGATAAATTATTTAGAAACGGAGGATATACTAGACCTATCTTTAAAGGAGATAAAGGAAATGTTAAGATAAGTGGATTAGATTTAACTAACATTATGGTTAATAAAAATGGAAATATAGTATTTGTTTTAGAACAGCCGATTGGGTCTTCTACAGGTTTAGGAGGAGCTAATGAGTCAAATAAAGAAGCAGGTAATACATATATAACAGCTTCAGATAAAGGGTTTAGAATTGCTAGAGAAAAAGCTAAGAATCTTTTAGGGTTAAAAACAGATAAACAATTAGCTTCTTGGGTATCAGGCGGTGAATTAAAATTTAATTCTAACAACAATAATAATAGAACTGAAGCACAAGAAAGAGGGCTTTAATATAAAATTAAAATTAGTATGATTCAAGATCCAGAATACGTAAAAAAAGTACATAAAGCATTAACTGATAAAGTAGATGGTTTTAATAAAAGTTTAGAGGAATTTTCTGCTTCATTAAATGATGATAAATACGTAAGCAATGTATATAAGGCTTTGAGTGATAAAATTGATGGATTCAGTAAAACTCCTGAACAATTCAAGTCATTAGTATCTTCACCTAAACCTCAAAAAAAAAATTCAAATTCTACTGGAACGACTCCTCAAAAGGTGTCAGCTACAAAACCGCAACAGAAAACTACTACTTCGGTTGGAGAGAAACCAGTAAAAACTACGCCTTCGGGTTCTTCGTTTGGAGGAAGTAATAATATGTATGGTGGTTTAAATGTATTACCACCTGCACCACAGCCTTCTTCTAAGAAACCAATCCCTGTTATGGGAGAGGACATTCAATTAACTACTAAAAAAGATGGTGTTAAAACAGATATGTCTGGAAATGTTATTTTAGATACAACAAAAAAAACACTTGGTATTCGTGATGAAGATAAATTTAAGGAATATAAGCAAGAATTAGAAAAAGTAGACGATAGGTTAGATGTGGCTATAAAAGAAAAAGTAAGCCCTAGAATATCTTATGAAAACTTAAAGAGCGAGTTAGATGAGTACGAGTTCTCTGATGTTATAAAAGAAGGTTTAAGAAATACTTATAATTCGTTAATAGGAAATCCATTATCTATAATATCTTCTAAATTAGGTTCAGAAAAAGATTTTTATATAAAAAAAGGAAATCCTTTAGAAGAACAAAAAAAGAGAGCTGAAAAAGAATTTGCCGAACAAGGCGTGTCTGTGTCTCCTCAAAAAATACAAGAGAGAGCGGAAGAACTATATATACAAGATGATGTATTAAAGCAAAAACTATCAATTACTGACGAGTTTTTCAGTTCTATAGACAAAGGACATCTTACACAAAAACAATTAGAAGTAGTAAAAAAAGCTGAGGTATTTAATAAAAATCAAGAAATAAAGTCTAAGTATCTACTATATAGAGAAAATGACAGCAAGATAAACGCTTTAAATAATTTCATATTAGAAATAAATAAAAAAGGAGCTGCTACAGAAGAAGATAAAATAGAATACAAAAGACTTTTAAGTTTAGCTACTGATGCTGAAGAAACAAATAAACAATTATCAACTCAATTTGCATCTGATTTAGAAAAACTAAAAACAGACGAAGAGAAATTAGAATTACTTAAATACAATTACAATGATTTAGAGGCTTTTAATACTTTTTTAGCATCAAATATCACAGGACTTTTAGGTGGTGGTTTAAAGCTTTTAGGTGAAACAGAAGATTTTTTACTTGAAAAAGTTGGATTAGAAGGTGAATCTATTAGAGCGAACGCATACAAAAGTATTGGTGGAGAAATGATTTCTGCTTCAGAAGAAGCTAAAAAGCCTTTTAGAGCTATGTCTATTGAAGATATAAATAACTTAGGCGATCTTGGTTCTTGGTTTACTCAAACTTCTTCATCTACATTAACTAGTGTTGCCGCTATGTATTTTGGTGGTGGATTTGGTCTTACTGCTTTATCTATGGGGGCTGGAGGTCAAAGAATAGCCGAACTCGAAAAAGAAGAAGCTTTAGGTTTGATACCAAAACAAAGTAATGGAGAAAAGGTATTGGCAGGGTGGTTTTATGCTGGAGCTAGTTATTTTCCTGAGAAGTTTGGTACGTTTAGATATTTACAGAATTTAAGAAAAACATTTTCAACATTAAATTCTGAATCAAGAAGATTATTTAAAGACTCATTTTTAAAGTCTTCTGCAAAAATAGTAACGTTAACAGGTGGTCAATCTTTTATTGAAGGAGGCGAAGAGGGTGTTACATCTTTAATTGAAGACGTTACAGATATTTATTTAAGCGGAAAAGAATTGAATAGCAATGATATAGCTAGAAAATTCAAGAATGCAACAGCTGCTGGTATAGCTAGTGGAGGCACTATGTCTTTAGGCGGTAATTTATCGTTAATGTATTATAGCAACTTAAATCAATTAGCAGTATCCAAAGATATAAAAGAAAGCAGAAGATTGTTAATTGAAATGGAATCCATAACAGAAGAGTTGAATACAAATACATCATTACTTGATTCTGATAAGGTTATATTAAATAGAAAATTAAACGACTTAACTGAAAAGTTATTTGAAAATGTAACTAAAACAGAAAACAATGTCGGAAATATATCTTTAAATGAGATTTCTAAAGTTATAGATATAAATAACGAACAAGCTAAAATTAAAGAAGAGTATGATAATTTAAGAAGTTCAAATATATCTAAATCAATAAAGGATTCTAAAGTAAAAGAATTAGATGCTAAATTTGTTTCACTAGAAGCTATAAGAAACGACATTCTTAATGGTAAATATAATGTATTATCATTTATCACAGAAGAAGAATCAACTAAACTTAAACTACAAGCTGCTGAAGAATTAAAGGCAGAAGCTATAGCAAGTGGCATTGAAGAAGGCAAAGTAAATATTAAGGAAGAAGAAATAACTAAAAGAGCAATAGATAACTATGAAAAACAATCTAAAGAAACTACAGTCGAAAAACCCACTAAAGAAGGACCTACAGGGCAAGAAAACGTACAAGATGTTACCTCAACACAAGGACAACAAGATAAAGTCGTACAAGAAAAAATAGACAACGTAGATAATAGACCTATTTCAGAAAGACAAGCAGAGGCAGAATCTAAAATAAAAAGAAAAGATTTATTTATTGGTGTTGGAGAATTCTCTACAGAACTTGGAGGTAGCGATAAGGCTGCTGTTCCTGTATCACATAACGAGAATAATGGCATTGAGGTTGTTGAGTATGCACATCCAGACACTGGTAGTATAGATGTTATTGTTACTGGAAAGTCTGAAAACGATTTTGTTGGATTTTATCGTGTTTACGAAAATGGTAAGCCTACTAATAAATGGAGTTCTAAATTTGAAAATAAATCAAGAAATAAAGAAGACTTTAAGACAATGATTTCTGGAGTTCAAGAATTATTACCAGAAGGACATATGTATACTGAAAAAACAAGTATATCAACAGATGGTTTAAGAGTTTGGAATCAACAATTAAGCAAAGGTTACGAATTACAATACGATAAAGACGGAAATATACTAACCAATACAGTTTTTATAAACGGAGATGCTATTGAAAATGAATTAGGAGTAGATGTTAATCGTGGTAATTTTGATAGTATAAGGGTTACAGAGGAAGAATTTGAGAATGTAAAAAAAGCACTTATACCGTATTTAGAAAAACTAGGATTAAACGAAAATAACATTAGATTAAAAACAAGTAAAGCGCCTAAAATACCTGGTTATAATCAAAAATCATTGGTAGAAATAGACCTGCCTATTTTAAAAAAGTCACAAAACGAAACAAAAAACAAGGTAGAGGAACTAAGACAGCAAGAGATAGCTGAATTTAATAAAGAGGTTGAAAACCCTCAAGACTTCATTACAGATGGTAAAATAGATGCTAAAAAAGTATCCGAATCTGACAACGCAAAAGCTAAGGAGATTTACGCTAAGTATGATAAGTTACTAAAACCGTTATTAACTAATATTAAAACACAAGAAGATGCCATTCAAAAGCAAAGCACAAGTGAAGGCGTGTTACGCCAAGAACAATCCGAAATGGGATTGCAAGAAGTGGTCGAAGGAGACCAAGAACCTGAAGTCACTACCGAAAAAATTGAAAAAGTAGCTAGAATATCTGGTGTTAAACCTAAAAACATAAAGGGTTTATACGATGTAAACAGAAAAATGTTTGGTCAAAACAGAGTTAAGGCATTAGCTTCTGCTGTAATTATGGATAGAATGATAGGTTCTATGGCTAAAAGAGCTAATGTAGATAAGTCTGAAATATATAAAAAAATAAGGTTTGAAAAATCAAGTGAAACAGACTTACCTAAAGGTATTAAATTTCAAGTAGATGCTTGGCACGGAAGCCCTCATTTTTTTGATAAATTTACAACTGAAAAGATGGGTACTGGAGAAGGTGTTCAAGCATTTGGTTGGGGATTATATTTTACAGAAATTAAAAGTATTGCTGAACATTACGCTAAATATTTGAGTTCTCCTTTATTTGAAGATTTTGTTAGTAAATTACAGAAAAGTAATTTATCAAAATTGTCTATATTGAATATATCTGAATTTTCAGAATATTATTCGTACGATTATGACAAAGTATTAAATGCTTTAGAAAGAGAACAAGACAATGAAGCTATAAAATACATTAAAGAAAA